TATCACCATGACAAAGGCACAAATCGACAAGCTCGTAGCAGACGCAGTAGCGAAGGCCGTGCAGGATACGCTCGCATCCGTGAAGCAGGCTCCGGCGGCGAAGGTCTATCAGGCCGAGATGTTCATGAAGGGCGAGAAGCTCACCGTACCCGAAGGGCACGTAGCCCTGCTCGTACCGGTGCTCACGACGGAGAAGCAGACTGGTAAGGGACTCCGCTACATCGCGGAGACTCGTGGGGTTGCGCTTCATCAGGCAACAGGTAAGGGCGTGAAGTTCGGCTTCTGGGCAACGGAAGCGGAATAGTATGGAACGGAATGCGGGGGAGAAATCCCCCGCTTTTCTTTTGTCTTTCTTTTGGGGCTAACGCCGTTAGCTCTCAAAACAAACACAAAAGACACGCAACACACAAACAAAAGGAGATACAAATTATTAGTAAAATATGAAGTAGGTTACTACCCCTAACATAAGCGGGATTGGTGGAAATGGTAGACACAAGGGACTTAAAATCCCTCGGCAGTAATGCCGTATCGGTTCGAGTCCGATATCCCGCACCAATTAAACAAAGGAGATAGACTATGAAAACTACTGTAACTAGGAAAGATAATAAGCCAATATTCAAACCAGTTATTCTAAATGTAGAGATTGTGTTGGGGTCAGTAGATGCTGTTGACCTCTTTAAGGAGGATATAGCTTATATAATAGACGCAGATAGAACATCAAGTTCCTTTGCAGCTATGTTGCTTAATATAAGAAAAGAACTTTGATAACTTCCTGTTCTTCGAAGCTAAAAGTAGTTCACCCTAAAACCTCATAAAGGAGGCCATTACCATGAAGAAAACTTACCAAACATTCCCTATGAAAGCAGGTAGCACTTCACGTTGTTTCAACCTCGGCCACCGTCAACAGATTACCCCACTGAATATGAATGCTCTGCCTTGCAACAATAAGTCCGAAGTTGTAAGGCTTAACGATAACATCGTAAGGCGTATTAAATGATTTTATTTCTACCTTTATTATTAATTGTTGTTTGTTATATGATTATGCTTATTAAAAAACCAACTTGTTGTAGTTCAGACCATTACAATACAAAAAAAGGAGTAAGCAATGACCACTACTATAACAGCAACATCAACTCCTAAGTGCGTATGCAAATCATGTGGTAAGCAGGGCTTTTGTAAGTACGAAGAACAAGTAAACATGTCTTATTGTCCGACGTTCATTCGTAAGCGTATTGATGTGAAGAAAACACTCACTAACTCTCCCTTTAAAGTACTCTCTTCGCTTCATATTTCACCCAAGAAGTAATAAAATATAAAAGGAGATACTTACTATGACTATGCTTAATATATATATTTATTTACAAGGATTCCTTCCCTTATATCAGTAAACAAAATTCTGTTTATAGCATTATTATTTTTAGACATTATACTAATTTTAACTTGGCTCATGGAGTGCTCACTTAAAGCAAAGAAAACCCTTCTTAATATATCTACTCCCTTGACTTTAGTATTCTTATTTTTGCTTGTAGCTATACCTAATCAAAAGGAGTTGGCCGCTATATATTTGTTGCCTAAGATAGCTAACTCTAATGCTATGAAAGAGGCAGAGAAAGTGCCAGAGAATCTAGCTAAGATAATGCGATTGAAGTTGGATAAATATATACAGGATATGGAAGCTGACCTCACTCCACCGGTAAAGGAGAAGAAGAAAGATGAAGGTGATAATTAAACCTAAGGTAAGGATATTAATACCACCGGCTAGAAAGATTAAATCTATTAAAGACTATAACAGAATACAAAATAAACAAACTATAAAGGAGCAATACAATGACTAAAATTAAAAGCTGTACTTGTACTTCTAAGCAACAAGATGATATGTATGGTGCAGGTAACAGGGTTATGAACACTACTGTAAAAACCAATCCTACTATATATAGATGCACTGTATGTGGTAAGACTACAGAGTAATGTGTCAGTCTGGTTGTAGTTGTAAGAAGCCATGTCCTACTTGCAATTGTAGTAAACAACAAGTAAAGGAGAGCACTAATGGACGTTAAGAAGAAACTCTTTGAAGCGTATGGTCTTGAGTCCAAGGCATCTGCTATATATGATAATATATTCAACCACTTCACACCTAAACAACTTCAGAATATACAGCAGGCGTTGATTGATATCATCTTCTTAGGTGATTGTGAGTTGTTCAAAGAAATCAACGGCATCTATAAGAGTGAGTCTAAGCATGAGCTTAGTGAACAGCACTTGAAAGAGATTCAAGTCTTTCATCGTAGTGCTATGGCCTTTAGTAGAAGGAAGGCTAAAGAATCTGATTCAGTAATTGCGCTATTAGCTGAGTTGGAGCAGGTAGCTAACCCAGTTAGCCAGATAGTTTCTACTCCTACTCCTGCTAGTAGTACAGCAGATAGAAAAGAAAGAACAGTTAAACCAACAAAAGAGTTGACCGAAAAAGATGCAGAGAAGTTAATAGTAAAAGCACTGGATGTTATTAAGAGGAATGATGTTAAAGCCCTACTTCAACAAGCGTTGATTCAATTGAAGTTGAGTGTACCCATAGCACAAGGTAAACACTTCTGTGCTACTGAGAATCTCAATGAAACATTTACATCTGAAAGTAAAGGAAGTGCTTGGTGGCTATAATAAAAGAATTATTCGAAGGATTAACTTATATAAATATAGAGGGTGATAAAAGATTTAGAAAGCTAAATGAAGGTGAAGAAATAATAGAAGGAGACTTCTTTTTTGAAAGCGGTAAATACGATGTTTGTTTTGTAGGTAAATCTAAATATACTCCCTTACGGATAGGGGGTAAAGCACAACATGAGGATAGTGGTTATGTTAATGTGTATCGGGTATTAACAACACCGAAAGGAAACAGACGACCATGGTTACTTTCTTTAAGTGGTATACATTAGCTGTATTTTTCTCGCTTATGCTTAGGATATATATCATAAGTTATGAATCTTATCCAAGAAAGATTAGTAAAGATACTGATGTATGGAGCGCAATTCTTAGTGTACCTTACCTTGCATTTCTTTTATTCTTATGGTTGGCATCATGAAACCTATGCTTGCCTGTACTGTATCAATAGATGAAGTAAATTACCCTTGCTATGTATCACCTAAGTTGGATGGTATACGTTGCCTTGCTATTAATGGGGTAGCATACTCACGTTCAATGAAAGAGATACGCAACAAGCACATCCAGAAATTCTTTCAAGATAATAATCTTGATGGGTTGGATGGTGAGTTGATTGTAGGTAGTACATTCTCTGAAACTTCTTCTGCTGTTATGGCAGTAGGTGGTACACCTGACTTCTCCTATCATGTCTTTGATTATCCTGCCTCTCATGCTACATTTAATGTACGCTTGTATAAACTTAAGGCGTATATTAAATCTCTCCAGCTAACTCAGTTAGTTCTTGTTCCTCAGTATGAAATAAATAATAAAGAAGAATTAAATAAGTATATAAGTTTGTTTCTTTTTCAAGGATATGAGGGTGCTATTACTCATTATCTTTATGGCTTGTATAAGCAAGGTAGAAGTACGCCAACAAGTCAGGAGCTACTCAAGTTCAAGCCCTTCCTTGATACAGAAGCAGTATGTATTGATTACATTGAACAGATGCAGAACAATAACGACTCATTCGAAGATGAGTTAGGCAGAACAAAGAGAAGCACACATCAAGCAGGTATGGTAGGTAAGGATACACTTGGTGCGTTAGTAGTAGACCACCTTGAGTTTGGTGTTCTATCTATAGGCACTGGCTTTGATGATGCTACTCGTAAAGCAATCTGGAATAATAAAGATAACATCTTAGGTAAGTTAATTAAGTTTAAGTATCAGGCAGAGGGCATGAAGGATAAACCTAGGTTTCCTGTGTACTTAGGGATACGAGATGAATTGGATACATAATATAAGAGAAGTACAATCAGAATTAGATTATGTAATTGGACGTTACCAAATTGATTGTAAAGAATGTCCACATTTATGTATGAATAGTGGTGGCGATTGTTTATTAATTGGTTTAGATATAAGTGGTTGCCCTTCTAAAGCCAGTGTTATTTTATTTAACACCTCTAAACGTACACCCAAGGGAAATAGAAAGGTATGAATGTTCCACAATTAATATTACATAAATTAAGCAACTTAACTTACTCTAAACGTGGAGAACCTATTGTGTCTTGCTTTTGTAATAGTTTACAACTTACAAATTGTCCTCATGTAAATCAATCTGCTATGCTATGTTTAATAGCAGATTTATGTATAGGTTGCCCTACAAGAAAGTCTTATCTTGACGCATATTCAAGAACCCCTAAGGGTAATAGATGGGCACGAGTGCGTAATGACTGATAACTTTATGTTACTTATATTACTACTCTTTGCGTTAGGTGTACTAATTAAAGCGAGGAACTAACGATGTTAGTTAAGATAGTAGGGGATTGTATCCATTATACCGTCGATGGTGTACCTAGGATATTTAAATTAGGAGATGTTTATAAAATAGTAGATAGGCCCACTCACATTAATACAACACCACTTATATGGCCTGTTGGTACATTAGTTAAGATATATTCCTTAAGATTATTTCTAGATGGTTTAAGTACATCTTGGTATACAGACGCAAACTACTCTCCAGTTGTAGATTGTACTAGTGTAGGTGAGGCAAAGACCTCCCTTAGATGGTGGGTAAGTTTACATTGTCTACAAAAAACTAAAACACCTAAAGGTAATAAGATAGTATAAATGCCAAAACAATTTGAGTATAAAATATTTTATCTTTGGATTGATAAGGAGGATGTATTAAATAGGTTAGGTAAAGAGGGATGGGAATTAGTTTATGTAGATGGGAATGAATGCTATTTCAAAAGAGAGTTAAATGTAGTACAACCCAACATAATCAATAAGGAGAAAATCAATGAGTAAGATTAAAATCAATGTCGTAAGTGAAATAGTAGATGTAGTGAAATTTACTATTGCAGAATCACCAAGAAACTCAGACTTTACGTACACTTCTGGGTATTTTATGCTCATTTCTGATGCAAGTCCTGAGTTTGTAGACAACTGCCTTTATGTATTAGGTAGTGATTCTACTGGTGATAGGGATGTACTGGAAGCATCTACAAAAGACTTTGCAAAACTCCTTGTAAGTATTGAGGAGTATAACGTACAAGTTTGTGGTTGCAAATCTAATATCCCTGACTTAATTAGTTGCTGTGGTCATCTGTATCTCAATGCAAAGGATTGTGCTTGTAAATTCCATACTTGCGCTATCTGCTCTAAAGTAAATCATGAAGATGACTCAAAATCTATAAATGTTATGGGTGACATTGTTTATATTTGTACGGAACACATTGAAGATAAAGTCTGCCTCATTTGTGGCAGTACAAATTATATGCTTCATCCTCATGCACAGCATGGTACTAATGTGCAAGTTTGTGAGCGTTGCATTAATAGTAACGTGCAGTTTGGACATCAGCACAACTACTCATATAAGCCATCCCCCCTCTTCCATGATATAGTCAAAGGTAGGATTAAAAAGTATTCACTGGATGCCTTTAGGGATGATGTAGATAAAATTAATCGTAAGTTCTGGATGGGGCATGAAGTAGAGCAGCAGTTTCCGCAGGGAGCTAATCGTGGTATGTTGATTGGCGATATGGAATCTAAGCAGGGTAAGTTGATTTACTGTAAATCTGATTCATCTATAGGTAATGGTACTGAGTGCGTTACTCATCCATTCTCTTGGGAATTCTATAAAAAGCGTAATTGGGATGGTATCCTCAATAAACAGGTAAAAGATTGGAGAAGTAGTGGTTGTAGTGTAGGCCATCATGTGCACATAAACAGAGGGGCATTCACAAGGTTGCATATGTATCGTTTTATTAAATTCATGGCCACTAATCGAGCTTATGTTGAGTTCATTTCTCAGCGTAGTATGGAAAATTACTGCAAGTTTTCAGGAGATTCCCTCGCAAAAACTAAAAATAAGAGGAGCAGTGACCACTGTGATTTTATTAACATGACTCCTAATACAATAGAGTGGCGTGCTTTTGCTTCTCCTATTAACCTACTTGAGTTCAAAAAGAATGTTGAGTTTATATATGCTGCATATCTCTTCACAAAAGACCTCTGTAATAAAGAGTTGAAGAGTTCTTTATTTGAGTCTTATGTTATTACAAATACAGAGGAGTACCCTAATCTCGCATCATATATTCATAATAAAAGCTCTGATAATGCGAGTCGATTCACACCTAATGAGGAGTATTCTGGGAATAGTCCCTCTAATATTAGGGCTGATGTGTGCTTTATTTGTAATAAGGGGGTAGTTAACACCACACAAATAATAAATCATGAGTTGGATACGCATGTTTATATTTGTGAAGAGCATATGAAAAATATCCCTATATGTAGTCATTGTGGAGCACCTTTTATCGGTGTCCAGAAGTTTGATGAGGATGGTGAATTGGTTTGTGAATTGTGCCATGTTGATTTGCAATCTAGTAGTGATGTTCATGAAGTTAGGACATGTGAATACGACGATGAGATAGAGTACGATGAAGATTGTGATGATTAAAGTGTTTTGTAGTATTCTTAGTAGTAGACTTGTTAATAACTACAATCATTAATAAAAGGAGTAACATATATGTGTATTGCAATTGCTAAGTACAAGGGTAACTTCATCACCAAAGAAACGCTGCAAAATTGTTGGGATTCTAATCCCGATGGAGCAGGGTTTGCCTATAAAAATGAAGAGGGGTCTGTTGTAGTACAGAAGTTTATGCGATTTGAAGATTTCTATAAAGCGTATGCTGAGATTGATAATCTTTATGGAGATACTCAAGATATGGTGATTCATTTTAGAATCACAAGTAGGGGAGCTACTGCTATCTACAACTGCCATCCCTTTATTATTGATGATAAGATGGCATTTATTCACAACGGAACCATCACGTCAATGCCCATCAGCAAAGAACATGATTACTCAGATACATTCATGTTCAATGAGTTGATTCTTAAAAAGTTGCCTGCGGGTTGGGAAGATAGCATTGGAGTAAAGCATCTTATAGAGGATATGATATCTTACTCTAAGATTGTAGTACTTCATGTAGATAAAGGATTATATATTTACAATGAATCTAAGGGAGTTAAGTTTGGGGGTAATTGGTATTCTAATACTACATATGAACCCTCACGAGTAATATACAGAGGCAAAAATTGGTGGAGGAAAGCAGATAGTGATACAAAAGATATAAAGTATATATCTCAGCATGAAGATTGGGATTGGGAGAAAGAAACCTACAAAGAATATAAGGAGAGAATGGACGCAGAAGATAAAGAAAAAGCAAGACAAGAAGAACTATTCTTTCAGGAGTTAGCAGAGGATGCAGATGAAGGTACTAAAGAAGTTGAGAATATTAGTGCCTCTATTCTCATCCCCTGTGATAAGTGTAATCATTGGGTAGACGAAGAGGATATGTATACAATCAACACATCTAATATACCTCAGAAAATTGAGTTCTATTGTGAGGATTGTGTTATTGATTTGGAACGTAAATATATTCCTTATGAGCCTATCTATTTAGATGAAGCTAGGCAGAGGTCGCTATTCTTGCGTAAAGGAGTTAAGGTTCAATGATTAATCCTGACTTAATAAAAAAGTTGCGGGGAATAGATAAGGCTGCTGCAGATTATTTGGAATTTGTAGTAGCAAAGTCTCCTAAACAGTTAGCATATCCTCGCATGTGTAATACTATAGACTCCTGTATGACTTGGGCAGATACACCACAAGGACATGAATATTGGAATGACTTAGATAGTATAATTGGAAGAGTGCCTTATAACCCAAAAACCCTGAAAGGAAATAGAAGAATATGAAACTTTATATGTATCCTTATAATATGGGTAGTGATTCCGCAAAGAAGATAGCACAAGCTTTGGAAATAGTTAGAGTATTTCCTGATGGTAAATATAAATCTAAAGAAGGTCATGCTATTATTAATTGGGGTAATAGCAGTCTACCTTCTTGGCATAAGGCAGATACAAAGTACCTTAATCACCCAACTCATGTTGGTAATGTTACTAATAAGCTTAGGTGTTTTAATATACTGCAAAGGGCTGGTATTGCTATTCCTAAGTACTTCAGTTCTAAGCGGGATGTTATCCATTATACCGAAGGTCTTTCCGAATTCCCTATTATTTATTGCCGTACTAAATTGAGTGGGCATAGTGGTGAAGGTATTGTGCTAGCTAACAGTGTTAGTGAGTTAGTAGATGCCCCACTCTACACTGTATATTTTAATGCAAGAAAAGAGTGGCGAGTTCATGTATGTAATGGTAAGGTAATTGACTTTGCTAAGAAGGCCTACAAGAATAATGAAAGACCTGATAGGCTTATTAGGAATGTGGCTAATGGTTGGATTTTTAGGCGGGGTGGTTTAGAGTTGCCTGATTATTTAGCTAAGGAATCTATTAAAGCTATTGAGGCTTGTGGTTTGGATTTTGGTGCAGTTGATATAGCTGAAGATAGGGAAGGAAATATGTGTGTTTATGAAATTAACTCTGCTTGTGGTGTAGGTGGGGATACTACATTAGAGAATTATGTGAGGGCTTTCAATGAGTACTGATAAAATTGAAGTAGGTGATATTATTATCTCTAGTCATGTTAGGGGTAAGATAGTTTATATAGTTGATGATAGACTTTATGTAGAGTTAGAGATTGCAGGATTAGGTTGGAATAGTGAAATAAGTGATTATATGATAGTAAAGAAAGGATTAACTCCTAAAGGAAACAGAAGATTATGAATTATTTTGATGCATTTCCTTCTGAATATGGTAAATACTTTAGTAAACAAGATGAATTATTTCCTGTAATATGTACTAATTGCAATAAATCATTTAGGTTACATTTTGAATTTTTACGTGTAGTATATTGTAATTCAAGACATAATGACAAATTTAATGCACCTAGGTTACTTACTCCAAAGGGGAATAAGAGATGCAGTATACCTTCAAGATAGGCGATAGGGTTATAATAAATAAAGACTGTCCAAGCTACGATGATGGCATAACCGGCACATTGTTTCATATATGTCCAGAAAAAGATGCAGGATTAATGCATAGGGATGATGGGGATGGTTGGGATGATAATGAAGATGGCATAGGAGAAGTAACTAATGCTTGGTACGTTAATTTATGTAGCTTAAGCCCACTAAATACACCAAAAGGAAATAGACGATATGTTAAGCAATAAAGAAAGAGATAAATAAAGGAGAGGTGATGGCTGAGGAAGTAAAGTCCAATTGTCCTCGTTGTGGTGATACAAGAGAAAGATTATACACAAAGAAAGTACAAGGTGGTTATGTACGTTTTTGTCATAATGCAAATTGTTATAAAGACGATTCATTTGTAAGAGATAAGCAACAAAGCCCCACAGATATTATACAACAAGCAAACCTTCTACATAAAACACAAGAGTCCTTTGAATATGAAAATAAGCTATTAGAACTACCTTGGGATTTTTCTACAGAGTTATCTAGGGAGTGTATCTTATGGTTAAGTAAATATAATATTACATCAGAAGAAGTAAGAGAATTCAATATAGGATTCTCTAAAAGAATGAATAGATTAATACTACCTGTATATAATGAAGATGGTGTGTTAATTTATTATCAAGGTAGGAACTTAGGTAATGTGTCTAAGCATAATCCTAAGTATTTGAATGTACGGCAGATTGGTGCTAAAAATGTATACTTCAATAACTACACTCGTGCCGTAGAATCCCCTAATGCCTTGTTTATAGTTGAGGATATATTATCAGCTATAAAAGTAGGTAGGGTATATAAGAGTAAAGCCTTACTAGGGTCATACTTCCCTAAGGATTTTTATTCCACTATACCGTTAGATATAGAGGCCATTTATATTTGGTTAGATGATGATAAGTATCTAACTGCGTTAGCTGAGGCTAAGAGATTAAAGTTGTTGACAAATAAGTTTATCCGTGTTATAAAGACACAACAAGACCCTAAGTGCTATGATGCACAATATATTAAGGAGCTTATATGAATGAGCATGATTTAAAAAAGTTAAGATATCATCTAGTAAATAGAGGGGAATTAATTAATAATACTGCAGTTAAGGTAGGTGGGACTCGGAATATGTATGTACCCGTTGTTATGAGTATAGGTAGGTATTGGAGTAATGGATTAGTACCTATGTGGCAATAGGTAGAACAATGGCTAGAAATAGGGATACAGGTATTGTATGGCACATACGGCTTATAGGCCTAACTCCGAAAGGGAATAAGATAATATGCAAATAGGAGATAAAGTATCATTCGACCATGATGGATTAACTGGCACAGGAACTATTTTATGTATAGATTTATATAGTAGAGGTAATAGTAATTGGGTAATTAAATTGGATGGTGACCCTGATAAAGGCTGGAGTAGAGATTTTGATAGTCCAATACACGCAGTATTTAAAGAGAAGTACCCACATTTAGGTTATATTAGGGGTTTATGGAGCGTACCTGAGAGAAAGTTAAAATCAATGCTTACACCTAAGGGTAATAGGAGGATATAATGTGGAATAGTTATTTCCCTAAAGAGTATTGGGATATGCGCGAAGAAGATTTATTTAATGTTATTTGTACAAGATGTAACATTAGATTTGGTGCACACAGTTCTGAGGGATGTCCGGATGAACTAGGAGCTTTTAGTGCCCCGCCTTTAAAGACACCAAAAGGGAATAGAAAAATTAAATGAACTCATGGATGCATATATTTCCAAAGGAATATACTAAACATACAGATTATGAAATATTAGCCATAATTTGCGAAAATTGTGGAGAAAGATTTGGTCAACATATTGGAGCTAGATGCCCTGAGTGCCTAAGCATAGCCGTTAAAAATGGCAATTATAACTTTATAGCACCTAAATTAACTACTCCTAAAGGAAACAGACGTGTCCTATAGTCCTGAATTGTATATACTAAAGTTATTTATTAAAGATAAGGATTCATTTGATTTATATTACCCACAAATAAAGGAATTTAATTATGATGTAGAAATTAAAACAATACTATTCTGTATTAATAAATATTATGTTAATTACCCTACTCACTTATACATAGGGAAAGAAGAATTAAGAACCTATTACAACAGCATGTATCCACTAGATAAAAATAAGCAGATAGTCTCTGATATCTTGGATACAATCTATAGTATTGAAGTATCAGATAGTATCATAAGGGATATTATAAAGAATATAATAGAAAAAGAAATAAGCCTTGCCATAATAGGTAAGCTAACTTCTGTAATAACAGAAAATAAGTATGGGGTATTACCTACTGTTACTGAGGATATAGCTAAATTTGACCAGTTAATTGTCCAACAAGACCCTGAGGAAATCTTTGTATCATCTGATATAGAAGAACTACTGGAAATTAAGAAACAACAGGGTATTATTAAATGGAGGAATCCTGCCATACAAGAAGCCCTTAAAGGAGTATGTGGGGCTACCTTAGGTCACGTATTTGCTAGACCTGAGACAGGTAAGACATCTTTTCTAGCTTCTGAATTAACTTATATGTCTAGGCAATTTGCTGAGGATGAGTGCGCATTATGGTGTAATAATGAACAGGAGAAATCTAAAGTAGTTATGCGTAATTATACAGCAATGCTTAATCAACCTGAGGATGTTATCATAAACAACATAAGCAGGGCTAGGGATGCTTACCTTAAGAATGGTGGATATAAGATTAAACTTTACGATAATGCTTATATCTCAATAGACATGCTACGCAAGTTAATTAAAACCTTTAGACCTAGGATTGTTGTAATAGACCAAGGAGATAAGGTAATTTACAGTGGGGCATCTAAATTAGACGGACACGTTAGACTTAAGGAATTGTATAGACAGTTTCGTGAGTTAGCTAAAGAATTTAATACACATATACTCACTGTTGGACAAGCAAGTGGTGAGGCAGAAGGAAAGCGTTGGCTTCAAATGACTCACATGGATATGTCTAAAACAGGTAAGCCGGGGGAAATGGATTATGTATTAGGCATAGGCAAAGAGTCTACAGAAGGGGAGGATACTGGATTACGCTACTTTCACTTCTGTAAGAATAAAGAAGGTAAACACTCTAAATTTGTTCTACAACTAAATTCAGATACAGGGAGATACAATGAGATATAGAGAAATAGCAGGTGATGAAAAAATTAAAGAAGGTTACGTCTACTCTTATAAGAAACTGCCATTAACAAAATTAGGAGAGATAGTATACACAGCCGACCTAGAAATAAGAACAAATAAGTGTAGGTGTAGTATAGGAAAGACAATAAACACACATAGAGTAGTAACACCTTATTATGTGTATGAATTATTAAACACTACTCCAAAAGGAAATAAAATAAGATGAGTACTTTAATGCATGAAGGAAGGCGGTATAGGCGTATGTTAGAGGGGGAAAAATTAACCAATGATTGTATATATACAGATGCTCCCACACATGGTTATTTATATTCTTGTAGATATATGAATGGTCACGCTATTAAACCTGAATGGCTTCTACATGATGCACATAGATTTTATATGCTAGAAACAAAAACACCAAAGGGGAATAGGGTATGCCATTATTTGAAGTAGTATGTATAGAGTGTCATAATAAAGAGACTGTATTAGTTCACCATAGTGAGATACATAAAATACATTGTGCTATATGTGGCTCACCTACACAACAATTAGTAAGTCCTATAGCAAAGACACCGGAAAGGTGGAAGTAATGCGTATTACATTTAAGTATATAACTCAATTGGCACAAAGGGCTGGAATTAGAGTTAGGCATTGTAGGGAACATAGGTTTGTATATGGTAGTAGGGGTTATTTAGTATACGATGGTGGTTTATTTCCAAGTTGGTTTGGTGTATTAACAGATGTTGAGAGATATATTAAAGATAAATACACTACACCTAAAGGTAATATTAAACGAAAAGAAGAACCTAAAATACAAGAAATAAGAGGAGTAGGCTCTAGTTTTAGTACTAGCTTTACTACTAGGGCTAGACCTACATGGTATAGTGACAATGAGCCAACTGAAATATCTGGCTTTTGATTTTGAGACAACTCGCACCTATAATATGGGGTATGATGATAGGGCATACCCCATCTTACTAGGGATAATAACATCTACAGGAGATAAATACTCTTGGATTTTTAATCACGATACTGTAACCCCATTGGATATAAATAAAGCAAGACAAGAAATACAGGATTTAATAGATAACACACAAGTAATTATAGCTCACAATATTAAGTTTGATTTACATTGGCTGAGGAGATTAGGTATTGATTATAGTAAAGTTAAGTTATATTGTTCTCAGACTGCAGAGTATCTTATTAATGGGGAGAATAATAGGGTTAGGTATGCTCTAGCAGAAACATCCCTTCGTTATGGGATACCTGCTAAACATGATGCTGTTAAGGATTGGTGGGATGCGGGGTACGAGACTAACGAGATACCTTTAAATATCTTAGTGCCATATTGTATGCAGGATACAGCTAACACGTTAGCATTGTATCAGAAACAGCAATCCATTATACTGTCGAAGAATTTAACTAAGCTGTGTAACTTATCTTGTGAGCTAATACGAACTCTACAGGAAATAGAATGGAATGGTATGAAGCTAGATGTTGAGCTTTGTACTAATTACTCTACTAGTTATGGAGAACAAATTGAAAATCTGTATACTAAACTTAATTCTTTTATCCGGTCTAATATTCTGGACTTACATGAACTGCCCTTAAGAGATACAGCTAATAAACCACTACCTAATTTTGGTTCAGGAGAGCAATTATCTGCATTACTATTTGGAGGTGAGTTAAAATATAAAGGGAGGGTAGCTGGTGCTAAAGAAGGAACAACTAAAAATGGGACAGTCATATTACGAACTACTGGACTGGGACTCGTTCCTAGAGATGGAACGGAAACTAGCGTTGATGGCTATTATCAAACCGATAAGGCTCAACTACAAGGACTTAAAGTAAAGAATAAAACACAACGTGTATTTCTAGAACAGCTATCAGAATTATCTAAATTAGAGAAGATGAAGGGCACTTATTTTGATGGTATGCTAACACATGTATATAAAGGAATAGTTCACTGTAATATAAAGAATACACGTACAGTAACAGGTAGACTATCTGTTACAGACCCTGCACTTCAAACCATACCAAGGGGGAGTACAAGTCCAGTAAAACAAGTCTTCATATCTAGGTACAATTAAAATTATGGAGGTAAATTAATTATTCTTAAAAATTATATGCACCTAAATTAAAAAAGCTTACGTTTTCAAATAATCTTACACCTATGTATTTAATTCAATTAGGTATATTTCCTATCTATCTTGATATAGATAGAAGCAGTTATTGGGAAGAAAATCTATGGAGATTTAGTTGGAAATTTACAGCTATACAATATGCTACTGCTGATAAAGAACGAGCTACTACTATGCTTGCTAGATGTACATATTGTACAACAGTAGTATACACAACTAAGAAAGGAAATACATTGAGGATAAATAAAGATGCCATTTAAATTATTAGAAGAAAATGAGATTATTTGTGTAGGGGATAGGTGTTTACAGACCAATAATATTCCTACACCTAGTGAGTATGTGTTTAGGCAGATGTTTCCTTGTTGGGGGAGTGTGGGTTATACACCTCGTAAATATAGAGAACGATTTGGTATTGAGTTTTATGTTATGCGAGAGATTAAATTAACTCCTAAGGGGAATAGAATATATGACTCTAAAAGATAAGAAGAATAAACTAATATGTGATTATATGCCGTATGCACAAAAGCAAGCTAATATATTTGTGACAAAATATAATATAGAGAATTACCTAGATGATTTTGTATCAATAGCATACTTAGGTTTATGTAAGGCTGCTAAGAAATATAGATTCTCTAGGAAGCATAACTTCGCACACTTTGCAGCTATCTATATTATAGGGGCTATGTTAGATGAATTTCGTAAGATGGATTTACTTACTAAGAGTGAACGTAAAGCTAAGATAGCAGGGGAGTCTGATACTCACTTACAATTAGTAAGTATAGATGAGGAACAAACCTACGATTATAATACAGGAGAATCTTATACCATAGCAGATATGCTTGAATCAGATGATATTGGGCTAGATGAGCATATACAAAAACAAGAAGCACTACAGAAGATACAAGATGCTGTATGTAAGTTACCTAAACAGGAGCAGTTAGTATTTTGTCTTTATATGAATAATAATTATACAACCTATAAAGAGATTGGGCATATATTAGGTATGTCAGAAGCAAGGGTATCTCAACTACTACATAAAGCTAAGGAACTTATAAAGGGGGATTTATGAAATACTATTGTTATCAATGTGATGCTGAGGTTGATTGGTTAGCTCCTGATAGCCGATGTAAGAAGTGCACTAGATTAACTGTAGAAGAAGTTAAAGGAGAGTGCCCTTGCTGTAGCGGCCCGTCCGGTGGTACGGATGGTTAGGAGAGGGAGATGGATATTAAAAATATCAGCCAAATAATCGAGGATTTACAGAGTGTTAAAGAAGCCCATTACAAAGAAGTCAGTTTCCATATCAATGATTGCATTGAGGCGCATAAAGAAATAACTAGGCTTGAATCACAACTCGCCACCATCCGCCAAGACACGGCGCGGGAGTGCGCGGAGATAGTGGAAAATACGGGAGTTCCGTGGGCTTGTTACGATTTAGCAGACTCCATCCGCCAGCGGTTCGGGGTGGAGTGAAAGAGGGGTGGGATATAATGGGAAGAAAATTAGGTAGTAAAAATAAACATAAGATAATGGAACCTGCAGGTATATCAGATATTCCTAAGGAAGTGGTCGCAGAAGCAATACAATTAGTTAAAGAAAAAAGAGAAGCTAAAAATACTTTAGATGGGTGGGTTAATATTTATAGATTTGAGAGGGAAGGTAAGATAGACTTCTTTTCAGGGACAGATATCCATAGGACACAAGATGCTGCTAAATTCATGGCACAGCGTGGTTGTATTGGACAAACATATATTTCAGTGGAGGTTAAGTAATTGATTTGGTTTACAGCAGATGAGCATTATTACCATAGTAATATTATCTCAAATAGGTTTAGGGAAAGGAGGCCTTTTAATACAGTAGATGAAATGAATCGCACATTAATTAGAAATCACAATGAGTTTGTAAGTGATGGTGATTTAGTATACCACCTAGGTGACTTTACTTTCTCTAAAAATTTACCAGAAGCTCGTACTTTACTAAGTAAACTAAAGGGTAGGCATATATTAATTTTAGGCAACCATGATTTATTTAAGCCTTTTGATTACATCGAAATGGGTTTTGAGGGTGTACATACTTCTTTAGAACTTAATACGATGTTTGGTACTGTAGGTAGACCCACCCTTATACATGACCCTGCAGTAGCGGGAGTATTTAAAGAGGATTATTTTATTCATGGGCATACTCATGGGTTGGGATTACATTTAGCCCACAATACTTTTGGTGTATCTGTGGAATTACATAATTATCATCCAGTATCAATACAGGATATTACTTTTAAGGAGAGGTAGCTATGGGTGAGCAGGCAGATTATATAGTTGATATGATGATGGATGGTAAGTATCATTCTGGCTATACTACTAGTAGAAGGCGAACACTTAAGTGTAATAAATGTGGTTCCACCAACGTGCATTGGCATCAATAACCATCAGGTAAGTGGTTTTTATTTACAGGAGAGGAGGCGCATAAGTGTGAAGAAAAAACTTAAAGACTTAAGTTATAAAGATTATACTTTGCTATTAAAGTCTGGATTACTTTGGGAATTATACCCAGAGGCAACTGGAGATTATTATGTTGATACATGCTGGAAATAAGGTTTGTTTATGTAAAGACGAGTATATAGAAAGTGGTATAGATATATGATAAAGAAAAAATTAGAAATTTATTCAGCAGAGTGGGTAGAAGAAGCAACTAAAGACTATTCAGAATTTTTATATGAACCTTGCTCTTCTTGTAAATTAAGAGACTATTTTAGTGAGAATAATGAGTATATTTGTTTAGTTAGCGATGGAAGTGATTTACCTAATTGCCCATATTATATGAAACACTCATGCTCTAACGAGAATCCAAACATGAGTATCGTTAATAGCGAAAAGGAGGTGGGTCTGTGTTAATTGATGCAGACCTTTAACTTAGCTCACTTGAAGTTAGAGTAGCAGCTTTCTTATCTCAAGATAAGGTGTTGCTAAGAGAATTACATGCAGGTTTGGATATGCATCAATACAATGCAGAAGAGTTCTTTAAGAATAGTGATGCAGAAACACGCCAAATTGCAAAAGTTTTTTCATTTAGGATTAGTAATATAGTCCCTTCAAGTAGAAATACTTGTCGAAAATCTGGTTAATTCAGTGGAACTCCTTAAAGGACAATACTGAGCCAAGCAAAAGCATTAGTAAAGATTTTCTCTTTCTGGCCGATTATATAACTATAAGTTATTATCTTAGGAGGTATATAATGAAAAGAGAAAATTACATTAGGGCTATTAGATTGTGCGCTTGCGGAGAAGAATTTATCCCTACAGGACAAAACCAAAAGTACTGTACTAAAGACTGTCAGAAAGAGTATAACTTATTTAAAACAAAAATGTCTATAGTAAAGCACTTAATTAAAAAGGGTGTTCATGTTGGAGTAGGTAAAGGAGGTAGGGTTGGTAGTGGTAAAAATAATCCTGCATACAAACATGGATATGGTATTTGTCTAAGTAAGCGTAGGGAAACTAAAGATAAGATTAGATTCTGTAGGGATTGTGGTAAGGATTTAATAGATGCAACTCATTATCAGTGGGTTATACATCATATAGACCACAATAAATATAATAATCCCGAAGACGGCTCTAATTGGACTTTACTTTGTAAGCGATGTCATCAAATAGAACATAAATGTTGGAATGCTTTTGAAGGTGCAACGACTAGCTTAATCCGCTTACCTAATGGTAGGTTTGCGAGAGATGAGCGTAGCTCCCAAGAGGGTAGCGAAATGCCAGATACCTTAACTGTCACCACAGAAGGTAAAGATATAGTCTGAGCTTACAGGTAACTGTAAGAGAGATTACGGACTCGGTAATCTCGTAACATAACTGTATTTATGGAGGAACAGCGTACGCATTTTTTATGGATGATGCTATGCCTAAATTCTCTTTAAAGAGATGGGAAAACATTGTACAATCTTTTTATGATAAGTATCATGATCTGAAACTATGGCAAGATAGAAATTATGCTTTGGTATGTAAGCAGGGATTCTTAGTTAATCCTACAGGAAGAATACTTACATTTCATAAGCATAAAGAAAAAGGAGGAATACAGATTTACAATAGGGCTGAGGTATGTAATTATCCCGTTAGTAATAGCGGCTTCAGTAAGTAATTACTGTCGAATAACTGTGTGAATTCAGGGGAAGCCTAAGTCAAAAGATAAGGTAACCCTGAGCCAAGTTCTAAAGATTAGCAAATAATAATATTACAGAACTTCCTGTAGGTTTTGTTGTTCATCATTTAGATGGTAATAGAGCTAATAACGCAAGTAGTAATTTAATTATGCTTCGTATTAGTGACCACCTAAAACTACATGCTTTCTTTAGAAAAGGTGCAACGACTATCTCGAAAGAGAGTACCCCTCAAGAGAGTGGGGAAGCGCACAGCGACCATAGATGCATTTGTGAAACTTTCTATGGTTGATGATATAGTCTGGCCTATATGGAAACATATAGAGTCTTTACGGAATCGGTAAAGGCGTAACATTAGCGGCAATCACTTGCAACTGCGGATATAGTACCTTTAGCTATGGTAGTTATTCACAGAAGATTAATAAAGGAGGGTTTATATGATTACGTGAAAATAATAAACCAAGTACATGATAGTATTATTTTAGATTCACCTACAGAATATATTGACAAAGCCTGCAGATTAGTTTATGATGTGTTTAATGAATTACCTAAACTAATATCTAATTACTTTGGCTTTGAATACAATGTACCTATGACGGGTGAATGTAAGTATGGGGATAATTGGAACAGCATGGTTAAATGGAAACCATAAGGAGAATACATGGCTAACAAAGCTGTAGTAAAAGACCTGAAATTGAATATTAATAAGACGTTCAAAAGTGGTAAGTCATTTGATGGGGATGAAATTACATTCCAGACTGAGAAGAATCAGAGGAAGACTGAATTTATTTTTGCTAGGTCACCTATGCACAAGGTAGTTCAGGGTATTTCTGTTGGAGATACTATTGAAGTATCTTATGAAAAGAATGGAGAATATTTTAATCTCTCAAACATCACTTTAGTAGAGAAAGGTAGTGGTGTAGTTTCTCCACCACAAAGTAGTGCATATAGCAAACCTAGTGGTGGATATGCAGAGCCTCCTGAAAAACAAGCCTCTATTCAAAGACAGAATGCACTTACTAACGCAACGACGCTTGTTACAGCAGCACTAGAGCAAGGCTCTTATAAGAAAGCTACTCCATCTGCTATTCTGGTAGATGAAGTACTTAAGATTGCAGAGCAATTCACAGCATTTAATTCAGGAGATTTACAGAAAACTACAGTACTGGATACATCTAGTGTTATTGTAGGAGGCCGAGAGGAAGATGATGTCCCTTTTGATGTAGATGGTGATGAATTTGGGGCGTAGAGTATACTGCTATCTAGTAGAGTGTAAGTATAGTTCTACCCAATCTGTTAATTTATCATCAGAACGTCCATTCTGTTTGCTGAATAACCATGAAACAGATTCTATAGAACTAGATGAAATAGCTCAGTGTATTACCTTTGAGCCTATAGAACATTAACCCATAGTGCTAGGCATCACTCTAAACTGCCTAAAGGATTGATATGTGTAGAACATTGAATTGTAAGTTTAATCACAAGGGTGTTTGTACTAATCCAACATTTGAAACAGAAGACCCAATTCCATGTGGGGCGGATAATAACTAATGAGTATTATATCCGCGGCAAATGTAATTGAAGATACTAATGCACTTATATTAGAATGTTGTGATGATGCTTTATCTGGTGAGTATGATATATTAGAATTAAAAGATTTTCTATATGATATTAAATCACATGCAGACACTATAAGGAAGCATATATGAAATTAACTAATCGCCACAATCTCCCAGAATCCGTTTATAATCTATTATCTAAGGATAGGTATGTCGGAGGAAATAACACAGACTACAGCGTAACTACGCTCCTACAACCACCAAGAATAACACAACTCAAGAGACGACATTGGGATAAACTAGAAGAAGATGTAATGGATAATGTGTGGTCTTTGTTTGGGTCTGTTGCTCACTCCCTATTAGAGGAACATGGTAGTGATAATGCTTTAAGTGAAGAGAGGGTGTATGCTAATATACTTGATAGAAATATATCAGGTCAAGTAGATTCTTATCACTTAGATATAATCACAGACTATAAAGTTACCTCTGCTTGGACTTTAGTATATAAGTCTAGGCTTAAGGAGTGGGAAGAGCAATTAAATATGTATGCATACTTGTTTAAATACAATGGGCATACTGTAAAAGAATTGCGTATTTGTGCTATACTTAGGGATTGGGATAAGAATACTGCAAAGCGAGATAAGAATTATCCTCAGACTCCTATCGTAATGATTCCTATTCCCCTCTGGACTATGGAAGAGCAGGAGTGTTTTATTTATGGTAGAGTAGTTATGCACAAAGATGCAGAACTTATGACTGATTTGAGTCTACCTCCTTGTTCTGAAGAAGATATGTGGTGCCAACCAACTAAATTTGCTCTTATGAAGAAAGATGGAAAACGGGCTATTAAGTTACATGATACTACAGAAGAGGCTGAATTACACTTAGAGCAAATAGACCCATGTAAAATGAATAGGGATATTTATGAAGTAAGAGTAAGGCAAGGAAAGCGTACAAGGTGTGAAGGATACTGCTCAGTATGTAGTTTCTGTAACATATATCAGGCTTATTTGAGGGAGCAAGAATGCGATGTGTAGCGGTTGAGTGTAAGTATTTCAGTGAAGATTCCTGTACTTTGTCCGATATTATAATAAAGCCTTTGACCATGCCTAGTGAAGAAGGTAGAGAAGTTATCATTGCCTTTGTGTGTGGTGAAGGCACTTCGGATTTATATAGGGAGATTGAAAATGACACATATAGGGAGCAACTGCAATTACTATAAAACACTAGCCAATGGCTACCAACAGAAATATATGGGCAAGAAGAATGGTAAAGAGATATGGAAGTATGTACATAGACTAAAAGTAGGAGCTAAGGATGGTGAGATAGTTCATCACAAAAATGGTAATAAGGCTGACCAAAGTGCAGATAATTTAAGCCGTGTCTCTAGTAGAGGTAGACATAATACTATAGATGAGGCACTGCACAATGGTGGGAGGGGGAAAGGAAAATAGTGACTATACTTGGGGATAAGGCTTTTCTTGTAGCACTAAACCCCCTGCTCCTAGATATTATAAATAAGAATTTATCTAGGAAGCAAAAATACTATTTACGTAATAAACATAAACTATCAGATACTAAAAAAGAAGAAGTAGGAATCCTAATTAAAGGGGAGATAAGTGCTAAAGCCACAAGGGAAAAAGCTAAGAAGCTCTTACGAAGAACTAATAAGAGACGACCTTGATGCTAAAAACATAAAATACGAATATGAAAAACTCAAACTAACTTATGTCAAAGAACGATGTTCACATTGTGGACACCCCTCAAAGCAAGGAATCTATACCCCAGACTTCGTCATTGGAAACATTATTGTGGAGTGCAAGGGAAGATTCGAATCATCAGACAGAACTAAGATGCTTAATGTCCAAAGAGACAATAAGGAAATTAGCATACGTCTATTATTTCAAAGGGATAATAAACTAAATAAGACAAGCAAGAGAACCTACACACAATGGGCTAAAGCACATAATTTTATTTGTGCTGTAGGTAATGCTGTGCCTGAGGAGTGGCTACGTGAAGCCTAAACGATGTCCAAAATGCAGTTATTGGATGGATGAAGATTCTAAAGAACGATGGTGTAATGAGTGTGATTATACAGAATCCATTATACCGAAATCAAAGTGGTGGGAGGTTGATGAATGATTAGACGAAGTATACATACTATAATGGATGTTATGTTGAATTTAAGTTTATGTTTTGCATTAATAGCATTTGGTTTGGCTATGTTTAAAATTGCTAAATCATTTGTGGTATCAGGTATATAATGAAAACACATGCTATCATACCAGATTGTCAAGTTAAAGAGGGAGTACCTATAGACCACCTGCTTTGGGCAGGTTCTTATATAGCAAGCAAACACCCTGATGTTATTGTTAATTTAGGTGATTTTGCTGACATGCCTTCCCTCTCTTCCTATGATGTAGGCAAGAAGTCATTTGAAGGTAGGAGATATACTAAGGATATAGATGCAGCGCATAAAGCAATGCAATTATTCCTATCCCCTATTAGACAAGAACAAGCTAGGTTAAAAAGGAACAAAGAAAAGAGTTGGAATCCTAGGATGATTATGGTATTAGGTAATCATGAAAATAGGATAAATAAAGCTATTAATAATGACTCTAAACTAGAAGGATTAATTTCCGTAAAGGATTTAGGTTATGAAGATTATGGGTGGGAGGTCATTCCTTATCTTGAGCCAATTGTCGTGGATGGGGTCGCTTATTGTTTAGAAGAGAATCATAAGGTATTAACAAAAGACTTGCAATATGTGAAACTTAAAAATATACAAGTCGGGGATGAATTATTAGCATTTGAAGAAGACAATCAAGAGTCTAATTGCGGTAGAAAGTATAAAACAAGTATTGTTACAAAAAAGCGAATAACTCCTGCAGCAGTTTATAAGGTAGTATTATCTAATGGTAAAGTATTTACAGTAACAAGTGACCATAGATGGCTAGTTAGAAATACTAGAGGGGGTACTGGATGGAAACACACCCATGAACTTAAGCCATCTGACATAATACCTCGTTACTTTGATGAGTGGGAAACTGTAAATACAAAGGATGCAGGATACTTAGCAGGAATATTTGATGGAGAGGGGTATATATCTAAACCTAATACTAAACAAGGGGGCATACAAATAGGATTTGGTCAAAATGATGGATTAGTTTTAAACAAGAGTTTAGATATAATTAAAAAATTAAATTTTAAAACATTAGAGTATTATAGTAGAGATTGCAGACAAATTAAAATAGGAGGTACTTCCGCGGATAAAATTAAATTTTTAGGTAGTATTAGACCTATTAGACTTATTGAAAAGTTTAAGCCAGAAATGTTAGGTCGTATGCAGACTATTGAAAATTCCTATGTAGCATCCGTTACGTATCAAGAAGAAGCAGCTAATATAGTAGAAATAGAAACTACTACATCTACATTAATTGTAGATGGGTATGCTCACCACAATTGCCATTACTTTGTCTCAGGGGTATTGGGACGGGCTGTTACTTCCGCTAGGATGCTTCTTACTAAGCACCATATGTCTTGTGTTGCTGGTCACCAACAAGGTAGGGACATAGCCTACAGCCAACGTGCAGATGGTAAAAGGATGACAGGCATTATTAGTGGTTCCTTTTATCAGCACGACGAGGAGTATTTAACAGCACAAAATAACGAGCATTGGCGTGGCATATGGTTTGCCCACGAAGTATCTGACGGTGCATTTGATGAGATGCCTTTGAGTATGGAATATCTTAAATCTAAATATACAAGGAGTGTAAATTAATGGAACTTACATTTGAAGAGTATGTAGATAGATTTGCACAAGAAGCAGGCTATAAGGATTCCTGTGATATGGCAAATAATGAAATGGAGTATGCCTTAATTTTTAAAGCACTTAAATTTAATTATGAAGTTGGAGATGACATCACAAAAATATAATAACAAGGAGTGCCCTATGAAATTAAATACCACACTTTACTTTAAATGTTTAATACGCCTAATGGGGGATGGTTATTGTGAATTCAAACGAATCAAAGACGGGATTGAGAGATGGGAGCAAGATAACAGCGGTAGACGGCTTCTCTCAGAAATTAAATAAATTAATAGATGCCCATTGGAGCTACATAGAAGCACTACTGATAACGCATGGTCAGGATGACCAGACAATAAAAGAAATAGGTTTCCACTACCGCACAGCATTTAGGCATGGATATAAACATGCTAAAGAAGAGTCTGTTATGTATAATTACTCTGCTGTACCTTTATATCTTAAGCCGTATGGTACAATAAAGTGGGAGAAATAAATGACTGAGTTAATGAAACTAAAAGATGATTTGGATGTGTGTTATATATTATCCTGTGCTGCTTATGGTAAGGAGTTTGTAGATGCTCAGTTGCATGAGCCTTGTGAGGATGATGCTGAACTCCAGTATGCCATAGAAGAGACTAGGAATATACTAACACCTATAATTAAGGATGAGCCATCTACAGATGGTCTTGCAGAAGGATTGTGGAAAGAGGATACTAATTGTTAATTAAAATAAAGAAGCTTAAAGAAGGAATTAAGTTACCAGAGTACAAAACAGCGGGTAGCGCAGGTATGGATTTATATACACCTGAAGAGTTTGTATTAGAGCCGGGGCAGATTCTTAAAGTGCCTCTTGGTTTCTCTGTAGAAGTGCCAGAAGGCTACGAAATGCAGATTAGGTCTAGGTCTTCTATGGCTGCTGCAGGTGTAACCGTAGCTAACCAGCCCGGTACTATTGATTCAGATTATAGGGGTGAGGTTGCTGTACTTCTACTTAATCTACAACCTAATCACGTAGTATTTCCCAAGGGAGAGCGTATTGCTCAGGCAATAGTAGCTCCTTATATTAGAGTAGAGTGGGATGAATCATTAATACTCACAGACACTATACGTGGGGAGGGTGGCTTTGGAAGTACAGGAAGTAATTAAAACTATAAAAGCCATATGTCCTATGTGTAATAGAAAGTATACGATAAATGCTTCTCATTTAGGTAATATAAGTTGTGGTAATTGTGGGAATTGGAGGTTAATAAGAGATAATGGCAATAATAGCCAGTGATTTTCATGGTAACTACAAGAAGCTAAGATTATTCCTAGAATATAAACCTGAGGAAGAACACATCTATTTAGGAGATATACTAGACTCCTTCGCAGAAAGTCCAACTAGCCAGCTTAAGTGCTTAAATACTTTATTAGAATCTGATACTAAATTAGTGTGGGGCAATCATGAACTGCACTACAGAAAGAAAGCACCATTTTCCTGCTCAGGTTTACAATATGAGCAGCGTCCTATCTTTCAGGAAGTATTAGAGGCTAATAAACATAGATTTAGTAATGCTGTCTTTGTTGATGGGTATGTATGCACTCATGCAGGTTTAGCAAATAAATTTGTTAAGTGCACAGACCCGAAGAAAGAAGTAAGCTTATTAAATCAAACAAAGAAAGTAAAAGACTACATCTATAATATTGGATATAGTCGAGGTGGTTGGGATACTAAGGGTGGTATTTTTTGGTATGACCACATTAGAGAAGAAGGATTATCTACACAATACAATCAAGTATTTGGGCACACAGCTAGTGAAAGGCCAGTAGAGTATGTGGGAGATTCTTATCACCACGTGTGCATAAATACTTGGGATACTCAGGATGATGTGTATGTATTTGATACTGAGGTAAAGGAGATTAAAAAGATTGGATAAATATCACTTCAAGACTCCATTTGCGGAGACGACTTTTAAAATGAAGTATGCACAGGGGGCCACGGATTCGTGGCCTCAGTTGTCTAGGCGTTTGGTAAATGATGTATGTGGGGATAGAAGTATGTGTGCTAAACCCCTAGACAATCCTCTTATGTCTGCATCAGACCAAGCACAACTTACTCAGTATATTATTGATATGAAGTTCATCCCCGGAGGCCGATATCTATATTATGCAGGTAGGCCCGTAAGCTTCTTTAATAATTGTTTTACATTAATAGCAGAGGAGGATACCCGTGAAGAATGGGGAAATATCTGCAAAAAAGCTAGCGATTGTCTCATGTCTGGAGGAGGCATTGGAGTTGATTACTCGCTCCTACGCCCTTCAGGAAGAACTCTTTCTAGGACAGGAGGAATCAGTTCAGGACCGCTTCCCCTTATGTCTTCGATTAATGAAATCGGCAGAAACGTCATGCAAGGCGGCTCTAGGAGGAGTGCGATATATGCAAGCCTTAACTGGCAACACGAAGACATAGAGGCTTTCTTAGCAATTAAAGATTGGCCTCAGGTTATTAGGGATTTAAAAGCACAAGACTTTAATTTCCCTGCTCCGCTAGATATGACTAATGTATCTATTAATTGGGATACAACTTTTATTGAATCAGTAGCAACACGAGATAGAGAAGGATATGTAAATATTTTAAATAAAGCACCACAACTTTGGTATGACTCTGTATTGAAGATGTGTAAGAGTGGGGAACCGGGGCACTCTTATAACTTCTGGGAGAATGAGAAAGATACAGGGCGTAATGCGTCAAATTCTGTAGGCGCACACTGTTAGTAATAGCAGTGAAATAAACCAAGCGAAAAACGGGGAAAGGTTACTGACCCAATCCCGTGCCAACTCGTTATGAGAGGTGTAGAGACTATGACTAAAAGAGAATTAATAAAATATGTTAGTGCTTTTACAATGGGAGATGGTGGTGTTTATTATTCAGGAAAACATTGTAGATTTATATGTAATCAAATTGCTGCTAATAGAGATTATATAGACTGGCGAGCAGGTATATTAAGTAATATTACATCAGTCAATATATTTGAAAACCAGCAAGAAAATAAACAATTAATTTTATGCACTCAAACTAAAACACACCCTATCTACACTAATGTGCGTGAAAGATTGTATATAGATTCATATAAATCAGTGGACCCTCACTACTTAACTCTATTGGATTGGGAAATGTTAGCTATTCTATATCAAGATGATGGTAGTATTTATAAAGACACTAGGTGTGATGCAACCCCTAATGTACGATTAAATACTAAAAGACTATCTTATGGCGATTCTTGGTTACTTAAAAAAGCCATAAAAGAAAAATTAGATATAGAATTTAATGTTAATAAGCACTACCATAGATATTTTCTATCTCTTCGTACTAAAGACTATGATAAATTCAAGTCTGGAGTCGAGGATTTTATTAAACCGAGCTTTTTACATAAGCTAATTTAGTCGTATGCTTGGCCCCATAGGTATATTTATGGGTGGTGATATAGTCCGACCCTTATAGTAATATAAGGAGCTAATCAGAAATGAATTAGCCTTGTAACAAAGTGGTACAGAATTTACTTCGGAGGATGATTCTGATGTATGTAATCTAGGGAGTATTAATCTAGGTAATATTAATTCTATTGAGGAGCTTAGGGATGTTACAACTCTTGCTAGCAAGTTTCTTATTTGCGGTTCTATTCGAGGGGATTTACCGTATGAAAAAGTCCGGTTAGTTAGAGAGCGTAATCGTAAGATTGGCTTAGGACTTATGGGTATACATGAGTGGCTTCTTAAGAGAGGTAAATCGTATGAGGTAGATGATGAACTCAAAGCATGGCTACAAGTATATAAGTATGAATCTGAAGCAGCAGCTAACGAACATTGTGACAGATTTTTTATCAATAGACCGAAAAAGTATAGGTGTATCGCCCCTGCCGGAACCATTGGTATACTCGCATCAACTTCTACGGGAATTGAGCCAATATACGCAGTGGCGTACAAACGACGTTATCTGGAGCAAGGCTCAAAGTGGAAGTATCAATATGTTATTGATGCGACTGCTCAAAGAATCATTGAAGAAACAGGATGTGACCCAGACAATATTGAAACAGCCTTGTCACTTGCGGCTACTCCCGAAAAGAGGATAAAGTTTCAATATGATATTCAAAAGTACGTAGATATGGCCATTAGTAGTACAATCAATCTACCTGAATGGGGGAGTAAATTAAACAATGAATCAACATGCAAGGAATTGGCGGATACTCTGCTTCAGTATTGTCATGGTCTTCGTGGCATCACTGTGTACCCTGATGGTAGCCGTGGTGGTCAGCCCCTAACCGTAGTACCTTACGAGCAGGCTATGCACCATAAGGGAACTATATTTGATGAAAATGAAGAAGGGCCGTGTAAAGGGGGAATTTGTGGAATCTAAAGTAATTAAAAAGATTATAGTCACTGAAGATTTTGTGTATGGAAACTATGAAGTAATGCTTAAGAAGATAACTACAACAGAGTATGTATTTGAAGAGGAACCTGATGCAGATACCCAATAGTATACAGTTAATGGGACACACTATAGATATTGTGTGGTCTACTACTCTTGTACATGACCATGATGCATTAGGTATGTCTGATTACAGAAATCAGCGTATTATTCTACAAGAGAATACATATGTATATCCTGTACCAAGGACAATCATAGAACAAGCATACCTGCATGAATTGATTCATTTTATATTTGGGTGCTTAGGTGAGATTGACTTGAGGGATAATGAACAACTTGTGGATAATGTGGCAGGGTTACTTAATCAGGCCCTACAAGAAACAGAATAAATAAGATAAACAAAGGGCCTCAAAACATCGAGGCCCTTATCTTTACCTACATTATTTAGGTCTAGCTATAAGAGATGAAATAGGAAATACTGCAGTACCTACTCCATCTGTAAAGAAATAAGCAGTAGCTGCTGTCCTAACAGATGCTGTCTGAACACATTCAATTTTATAATCAACACTATTATCTACAGTAAAAGTACTTGTACCTGTCTTAAGCAAAGCATATGAGGTCACATCTTTAGCCGTAAAGCTATTATCTACGTTAGCTTTACCAGAAAAAACAAAGCAGGTAGTATTTGAGTTTCCACCTAGAGCAGAGGAATATCCTTTAAAGCCCCAAGTAGCACTAAATGCAACAGTAGGAATTAAACAAAGAGCAACAGCAAGAATTACTTTTTTCATAATAATCTCCTTTATTTTTGTAGAAATACACGAGCCTTAATTCTATCAGGCGTAGGGTCTACATTAGTTCTAAATTGTACGTACTTCCAATCATCTTCTATGCCAAAGGTGTATGTCTCTCCTGCATAAATCTCCACAGCATAATTACCATTAATAAGCATAGTACAATCTGCAGTAGATTTCTTAAGCTGTGCGCCTGCTGTGTAATGCTTAAAGCAAGATACTTGCATAGCTGTTGCTTTCATGGTACTAGTATTAGTACTTAAGTTCATAAATGGCGCAGAGTACTCAGCACGCTTCTGCCATAGGTTATTTATATTAGGGGTAAAGTAAGGACTTACAGCCCCATGTTTATCCCTAGGAAATATACCTAGTGTGTCAGTAGCTATAGCATAGCTACCTATAAATATACCCAATACACTGATTGCTACAACCTTATGCCATCTTTTCATATTCTCTCCTATCCTATTTTTATTTTACCTGCTTTCCAATCAGCACGATGCTGTCTCCAATCTGCAGATTCTACATGTGGGTTATCTTTTAATGATGTGAAATGCCCACCCCAAGTAAGACCCATTCCTTCAGCTAACTCACCTAGAGCTTCCCAATACTTCTTAGGAGCATCCCACCATTCTTTACCATCTTTAAGTGGCACAAAGTCAATAGCATCCCCGAAATTATGAGGAGACTGCCCACCTCTCGCATTGGTTACTTTCTCATCAGCTTCATCTATTTTACCATCCCTATCATTATCTATCTTATCTGTAGGTCGATTATATAGACTATCTTGATAAGCTATAGTACGCCTAGCTTGTACAATAACCCATTCAATACCTGTAGACTTCTCTAAAGCTTCTATTAGTATAAGTACTTGAGCTTTAAAGTCTTCATTAAGTGTATCTATCTTAGCCATACATTACCACCTATACCCTGTCTTTATTTTGATTGTCTCTATATTACCTACCCCATTCATAGCCTGCCACATATTATATTCAGCATCTACGTAAACATTATCTGTTATTTTATAACTACACCCTATTTCATAAATACCACTTGTAGGGATTATACCTGTGGTAGATACTTCACTTAAAGTAATATTAGTAGCAAATCTAGGAGTAAATTCATTTAGTTTCTTGTCAAATAAGAAACCTATATCATACTTAGTTATATATTTCTTATTAGCTTGTCCTGCTATATCACTATGAGGATATGTAGTAATAGATACCTCAGAAGCAAATGCATAAGAAGAAAGGATTATACTGCTAAGAATTATTAGTAATGTTTTCATTTAAGTATCCTTTTATATAATGGTCGGATATATCTAGTATATCTTTATCTTTATCTTTGATAATATATGGTTCTGTTCTATGACAGTAAGTAAAATAAGGCATTAGTGGTATAGGGTCATCATCTCTTATTACCCTAATGTGATTCAATTCTGGGTGAGTACTGAATCTAAAATATACTCTAGGGCTTCCAAATGTGACTAAGGTGCCTCCAAAATATTCACATAATAGCGTAGCGACGGCACCACCAAAACTATGCCCTGTGAATACTAATTTATGATTATCTAGTTTTCTTAGTTTGTGTTTTACGTTAGTAATTATTTCTTTATAACCTGACATAAATCCTGCATGACATAAGTAGCCTTTAGGAGATACTACAGGTAAAGCTAGTATATCCCTCAATCCATTAGTAATATTTTTAGTGCCACGTACTACTATGAAAGCTGTATTCTTAACTACAAATACACCAAATCTCATATCCTCATGATTATTAAATCCTTTAGTATCTACAATATAACTTGCTTGACATAATGTTTTACATTTTCTAATAAGGTCTATCATATACCAAACAAGCCTCCTGATTCTTTATTATGAGTTCTTTCCATAGCCTCTATAGTCCTTGCCTTTTCTACAGCAGAAGAACAACTATCACATATAGATTGTACAGTAATAACTCTATCAAGCTTTTCATTCATATCTCGTTGCTGTTGTTTCATTTCTTTAATGCCACCTAGAATCTGCTTACCTACAAACCAACAGACTGTAGTTAAAGAGCCTATTAGGAATATAATGATAGTTATTAAAGTAGTAAAGCCTTGTTTTATTATAGGTATAGCTATATCTTTATGTTCCTCTAATGTCTTAAAGTTAGCTTCTGTTGCTGAAGAGCAGAAGTTTACTATAAATAGAGAAGCTATAAAACCTAGAAGTAATAAAGTCCCGCTTGATACCCACAAAGTTGCTTTACTATCTTTATCCATATATTACCCCTATAATATTATAATAATGATGCATCTTTAAACATATTATCTGTTTGCTCTTGAGTCCATCCAAACATTAGTCTTAACTGCTCTACCATAGGATTACTACGCCATATATCTTTAGAAGTGTCCCACTCTATTTTTTCCCTTCGTGATAATTGTGGAACTACATCTTCTATTATAATATCTAATACATTACGCCCATTTATTAATGGTAAGTTATCTAAATATAACTGACACTGCCTCATAGTTATGATTTGTGGAATAATCTCTGTAAATGTTATTTCTTTTATTGGGGTAGTTATAACCCACCCTTTTTTAGGGAGAGAACTGGCATTAAATTCATCTTCTGTACCAGACCACTCACTATATTTATCCCCAAGTTTTATCCACATAGTATCTCCTATAATAGATGTTTTTTATTATTTAAATATAATAATTTAATTTCATTAGCAGTTAATTGTCTATTATATATTTGTAGATGGCTTATTGTACCATCCCAAACACCACCACCAAAGTACCATTTACCCAAACAAAAATCAGAACTATCCCCAAAATTTACATTCATTGTACCAGACCCATATGAGACACCATTAACATATATATCTGTTTTATGATTACTTGTTGGTATATGTGTAACTACTACCTCAAATGGAATACCTGCAGTAGGAGTAAATGTACTTAAAAAATAACTGCCTGCACCATTTGCTGAATATTCTATTTGTATTACTCCTTGATATAGTCCAACAGTCCACCATTGAGTTACATTAGTGTTATAATTACGAGTACTAAATAGAGCATAGTAACTAGATGTAACATTTGTTTTAGCCCTCAATCTAACAGACCAAGAGCCGGAATACCAAGACACAGGTGATGTATCTGCCACTAAAGTCTTATTATTTACATTCCAAGCTCCACCCATAATACCAGTAATATAATCTGGCGTTGCTGCGCTATCATTTAAATCTCTACAATATAATGATGGAGATGTTCCTATTTTATCCTCTAGTGAATTTTGTAGTGGCCAGTAATTAGTACACCCAGTTAATATACTATTATTCATATATAGTAACCCCCACTACCATAGTATCTGCAGCACTGCTATCTGTTGCAGATAATCTACGTATATATCCTCGCCATACTTGGCCAGCAGAAATAGTATCTGTTGTTGCTATTGTAATAAGCATTCTCCTCATATAAGCTGCGCCATTTTCACCAGAGGATGTAAATGTATAAGTAGTATCTGAATACCCCGTACTAGACGTAGGTAATGCTGTACTTCCTATTTGGTCGCCTCCCTTAGTTGCATAATTTAATTCTTTTATGCCACACGCCATTATCATTGTTTCATTATTTGTAAGGGTACCTGACATATAATAATCTATAGCTACTTTTATAGTGCCCCCTGTATAATACGCTGTTAAGCCAGAGGGGATTGTAAAATAAGCCATCATACCAGAAGCATTTGCTCCATCAAATTCAAGATAAAAATAATCATTAGTAGAATCTGCACCATATAAAACAGGCTCTGTAGTAGCCCCTATTAAATCAAAAGAACCCGGAAGTAATCCCACTCTAAATTTATTGCCTGCTGATAATTTATTAATACTTTGTAGAATTGTATCTCCAGCTGCTACTGCACCTAATCCCTCAGAAAAGTTGGTTAATGTTTGTCCCGTAATGTCTACATCTGCTGCAGTAGATAATGCACCTGTTGACGTAGTAACCTTAACAAGTCCCGTAGATAATGCGCCTAAAGTATTATAATTAACTCTATTATCTAAAGCACCCTGAACAGTAGTCACTACTTCAGGAGTAGTAGGAGTGTATGTAATAGAAGAGGCATTACTAGATGCTATTGCACCACCTGATATGCTAGAGGTAGTTCTATAATCATCTACAGTAGCCTTAGGTTGTATTAAACCTGCACCATTAACTATAACTCGCCATAAGAGTTTATATTCTGCGCTTAATCCCATAGCAGCTACGCTAGGGGGTGCAACGGCCCTTGCATTAGCGACTGATGTGTAGCCAGCTATGTTTCCTACAGCTACAGTCTCAACAAAACAATAAATAGGTTTTTCTACATCAGTTGTACCAAATAAGAAGAAATTAAAATATCTAGACGATTGATTTGTTGTTACTAAAGCATACGTGTCTGCCCTCACAGCCTGTATTCCCCCACTATATAAATAAGGCAGAGTGCTTGATTCAGACACAAGTGCATATGCTGTTGCACTTGTCTGTCTGAAAATTCTACAGGTTGTTTGGGGTGCCACAGTGAATGCTAAATCCTCATCATATAAGGCCCCTTGGTCTATTGCAAAGGTAGTTCCCGTAAATGTGAAATTAAGCCCAGAGCCACCATAACGGGCACCAATAGTTTGATGTGCCCATAAGTGCCAAGCGGTATCTCTATCATAGCCGTGTCGTTCATCATTTACAAGACCTACCGTACCATCCCACCAAACAGTAGCTATAATAACATTACCTGATTCTGCAGTTAGTCCGGGGAATACCTTAGACTCAGTTAAAGTACCTGCGCTGTTAAAGTAAATAAAATGTATTCCATTTATAGACCCACCTGTAGTATCTGTTAATACTACCTCTTTTAAAGTGTTTACTATAATACGAGTACCATTATTATAGTAAGTCATAGGTGTAGTATTACAAGCTAAACTAAAGGTTGTAGTAGTTAATTTAGTTGGTAATGGAGATACTGTAGTCCTAGAAACAACTCCATGAAAAGCATGGGCATTAACATCAGATGCCACTAAAGTGTCTGTTCCAGTATTTTTATTGTGCGTAGATGCGTGTGCTAAAGGTGTTCTAGCATCAGATAATCTGGAATCTAATGTATTAACTGGAGTAAATCCTAATGCGGGCTCTGCACCTATATCTGAAGGGACTGCACCACTTTTACTTACTCTACCCCAAGGTAGTAACCCACCAACCCAATCCTCAAATATATGTTGTTCAATTGACCAAACATTACTTCCATTGTACGTTAATTCTATAGTGTCATATGTGAATGACACAAAAGTAATAAAATACTGATTCACTCCTGTATCTAGGTAATAATACAACCCAACTGTGTTAGTAACTAAGGCTATAGCCGCATCCTTTTGGGCATCATCATAGCCTGTAAAGTCACCAAGATAAGTAGGAATAACACCACTGGCTGCAAATGACGCACTAGGTGGAAGAAATACAACCTGTGGGTCGCCAGCCATATCTGTAAAGCGAACCTTTGCTCCTTGGGCGAAATCATTAAGTAATTGAATTCTATTACTATATGTACTATATAAAGCTATACAAAAGAAAGTCTGATTATACCTTGCCCTATCAACACCTGTGCCATCTTCATCCTCTACCTGACCTGTATATGCCCCAGATATTTCTGTAAGCACTCCAGAAGTAAGGTCAGTCCTTACTCCTATATCGTCGAAAATCTGATTATATTCTTGAGGCGAAAGGTATTGAACACTGCCTGTACCATTCCACCCTATAAAGCCACCACGAGGTACGTTTGTATTAAGAGTCCAAGGGGCTGTAGTACAATTCCAAAAGGCGTAATCTCCATTGATTTCAGCAGAGAATGTAATTGTTATATCTCTTACTCGTATCATCGGTACTGTAGTACCTAGAGTTGTACCCCCCACTTGATATTTTTCCGGGATAACATAAGCACTTGAGCCATTACCTTGTATTTTAAGGGCATAGTCACCAATCGGATTAGTGAGCCACACTAGCAACGAGTTTGAAAGCTGCTTAGTTATTAATCCCTCAGAACCATTAGAAACGTATAGGTAGGTATTCGGAAAATTAAAGGCATAGTTTCCTGTATCAGGATTAGGTAAGAACTCTACCCACATCAAAGGTTGGTCGTAGTCAGCAGCTTGAGCGAACCAGTGAGAAGTAATAACCTCCTCTCCTACCGTTATATCAAACGTAAGCCAAGTAGCCTCCCCTACTCCTGCAACTACGTCTGCAGATATAGGTGTGTAGTCATCGGGCACACCGGAAGTAAGGGTCCTATAGTTGGGGTGCGGATTACCTAGTCCATCCCAATCCGAGAGCGTCCGACTATAAGTATCCGGTATTATCACACCCTCAAAGAATGATACTTGAAGAGCCCCACAACAGTTCATAAACACTTTAGTGTTAATGGAGTCAGTCTTTTCATTCGTCCTTGGCACGAAGAATAATGCCAAGTTACCTGACGGAACCCATTGGTCAGGAGAATAATACTCAAACTGCCAGTGCTCGTGACAGCCTAGTTTTAACCCGTAATCTGCTAATCTATTTGGGTATTCTCCTGTAATAGAAAAATCGTGAGTAGTCATGTGCCCAAAATTACTACAAAATGCAACACAAGATATTCCATTAGTTATAGCATTAGCGGAAGTATCTATCTCTAATTTAAAATCACTAGGTAATGTAGTATTTATACCTACTGGTAATAAAACATACGCAGTTATAGGCGTAGTAGAACTCCTAATAACTATACGAGACTCTCCATAAGTACCTGCTATGTAGGGGTCAGCAGGGTCAAATCCTTCTATAGATGGGTCTAGGTAATAATCCCCACCTAGAATTACATTTTCCTCATCCCACACACCCCTTACAGAATTATCTAAAGTTCCTGTAGGTATAGGAGGTAATCCGCCACTCTCTATAATAACATCTCCCGTTAAGCCATTAACAGATGTTACAGGATTTAGTAGTGGGTTGTGATTATATGTTGTTTCATGAGAAGGTACATCACCATGCACTACATTAACTATAGTAGGTGTTGTAGTTATCTCTGTAGTTACAGGTAGCACCGTGATGTTTATGTTTTCAGAATCTATTGTGATTATAGTATCACTCATTACTTAGTCGCCTCTCCTACAACTTTAGCTTTATTTCCTGCACCAAAAGGTTTAAACACATAAGGAGTAGCATCATCATTATAAAGTTCACAATCCCAAAAACCCTTACCTGCTACCATTCCTGCAGTTTGTACTGATGTAAGTTTAAGAGAGCAAGTTAGTAAGGTGGTAGATGTCTTTACTATAGTACCCGCAAAATCTACTGATGATACACTATCTAAAGATGTTCTGTATTTAGCTCTTAGCCCAGTACCTGTATCTAAGGCACCACTTACTACCCTACCCTCACAGAACATAGCCATTATATTAGCAGGTAGTGTGATTGTGAAATCTAATATAAATGTAGAACCCTGCTCAATAGGGGGATTATCTACTCTATTTATAACATCATAATATCCTATATCGTATCCCATAGTGTCTCCTATTAAGTTGTATAGTTCTTAGCTATCTTATTAGCTTGTGCTCTAAGTAATTTAATTCTAGCTTGTTTTTGATAGCCATCTAAATTAGGGTTAGCTTCTATTTTTCTTATCTGACTATTTATCTCAGTAAGTCTAGTCTTAACACTATTAGTCTTACTGTACTTAGATAATAATTCTTTATTCTCTGCTTTAAACTCTCTAGCTCTTTCTGGATTCTCCTCTGAAATATGCTTATGAGTTTTATAAGCCTCTTCTATTTCTTTTAGTTGGTCATAGAAGACTGTCCTAAAACTATTATTAGATGCAGGTAGTTCTTCTATAAGTCTCCTAGTAAGAGTAGCCATAGGGTCCCTTGCAGGCCTTTCGTTATCCCCTACTGCCTTTACAGGTAAATCACCTAACATCAATACCATAGAACCAAGCCAACCAAAATAACCTTGTACGAGGTAATCAGCTTGTGTAGGTGAGGGTGCTATAGGAATATAATCAGAAGCTTTACCTACAACATTAGCCATCCACGTAGTATTAATAGTACTTCTCTCAGAAGGCTTAAGAGCTTGCATATGAGGATTCTCTATAGGCTTCCCAGTAAAGTAGTCTTTATTTCTAGCTACATTAAGTATAGGACGGAATGCTTGAGGTACAATATCTATGCCAAATGTACTCTTAACCATAGAACCCATATTAGTAGCAAACTCTTTGCCAGTTGCTTGACCATTCATATACTCATACATTCTAACAGCAAGACTAGAAGGTAATCCCAACTCAAAAGGCTTAGGTAATCTGTAAGCTGTATTACCCACCTTCCACCACCAGAATGAATCCTTATCCCAACCTTCTCTAGCTTTATAATCTTCATCATCTTCAAAAGCTAAAGTAAGAACTAAGGAAGCAAGTATAGTACCTGCTATAACTACTTGAAATCTCTTAGGGTCTTCTTTATACCCTCGTGACATTTTATCCAGACCTTGTATTCTAGCATTAAGGAATGGTATAACACTAGTGAGGAATCTAACTGCACCAGAAGTACCTCCCATAGAGAAGTCAAGAGTATCTCGTGCTGCATAAGCAGCCTCTAAGTCAGTTGCACCCTTAGCCTTTAATTGCTTATAAAGTGCTGCCCTATTTATACCCTCAGACATATCGGATAACTTATTATACTTATCTCTCCACTCAGTCCACATATCCTTCAGGAACTCACCTCTAGTTATGATAGTATTTCTTTTTACACCACTATTGATTAGCTCCTGTACTCGTTTAGAAGATTTAGCTTCATAACCCTGACCAAAGCGAATAATACCACCAGAGGCAAGCAGGTCTACGTAATCCTGTGCATCTTTAGTAAATACATCCTTCTGCCCTTCTTTCATTATTCTAGTGCCTTGAGATAAGTTTCCAAATACATTCTTAGATATTGGATTTAATGCAACTACTGCTTGTGTATCCCTCATAAGGTTTTTAACCTTCATAATAGGGTCAGCAGTAACACCTAAAGTAAGATAATGTTTAAATTTCTCTAAAACCTGTACAGCCTTACCATTTAAACCTGTGTACGCTAATGCAGTGATTGCATCTAATACAGGCTCATTATCTACTCGCATATATTGTTTCTTACCGTCTTTATAAAAGAATACTCCTTTAGGGTCTTTACTAGATGTTCTGCTTATACCTAACTTAGGATTATTCAAAGCATTAGTAAATACAGTAGCTACTGCTGCATTCTTAGCTGAAGCATTAAGTAATGACGCCCAATTAGATAATACGTTAGCCATCATATCCTGATTAAGTGGGCTAGTACTTTCTCCAGAGAGCTTCTTAATAACCTTGAGGTCTACAAACCCACCTTTGGATATATTGTAACTCATCTTACCATCTTCAATAGCACGGTAGAATGGTATGTACGTATACTTCTTCCAAGCCTCTGCACTCTCTTCTGTAATAATACCAGACTGCTTTGCTATATCTAATACACTGTTGTGTATCCTCCTGTATTCAGCTTCTACTTGACCATATATAATCTTTCTACTTGCTCCACTAGGAAGTTGGTCTTCATCTAATTTCTCAAGTGCATCTATTTCATCAGCAGATAACATAGCTTCTTTACCTACAGCCAATAATTCCTTAGCTCTCTTAGCTGCAATCCACATATGAAACCTATTAATTTCCCCCTCTAATTTCTTGAGGGTATCTTGGTAAGGCGTAGTAGTCCCTACTGTAGCCTTATATACTCCATCCTCAAACCTAAGATTACCTGTTCTAAACAGTGCCTCTAAGTGTCCTGAAGTATTGCCTGCAGCTAACCTAATCTGCATGTAAGCTTGCTTAGATATCTCCTGAATAGGGTGGAACTGGTCTACTAACTTCTGTCTCCAGTTACTTAATGCTTGTCCCTTAAGAGCAAGTAACTTCTCTTTGAATGTTACGTTATCTACTAAGCCACCTGCTTTACGCACTACGTCGAGTATTTTCTCATCAACTCCTGCATATTCTCTCTTAAGATGTTTATCGCTAATCTTAGAGAACTTAGGACCAAACCTCTTAGCCTCAGCTTTAAGTGCAGGAGATAAAACTAATGCATTAAGAGTATGTATTTTATCTGGTTTACCTACTGTGCGGATATCTTCTCCCGTCATTGCAGGTACTTCTACTTGAGTTACTTTACCACCATATTCTTCTACTAATTTATTAAGATATTTAGGAAGACGATTAATCATTCTATCTATAATAGAAGTTACATCTTGGTTATGAGTAAAATATCGTAATTTAGAATTAGTTAACTCATACTCATCTTGATTCTTATCAACATAGAAAGAACGTTTACCCAAAGTAGCTTTAGTTAAGTTATCTCCTGCTGGAGATTTAACATCTAATGCACCCCAGTTCTCTACTTCAGCTACCTGCTTAGGAGTAGAGGGAAATGTGATAGTATCTATACCCTTCTCTTGAGCATATCGTATAATCTGACGTATAGCATGCTGCATCCAATACTTACCTTCTATTGGAGGGGGTGCTATTTCCTTTCCCTTTGCTCGTAGTTTTTGTCTTATTTCTATAATTCTTAAGTCGTAATCTGAATCTAACTTCCATAAGCTTTTTAATACCTTATACTCCTGTTTATTAAATTTAATAGGTATTCCTTCTCGCTTAAGCATACTATTAGTATCATCTACACTCGTATAACCAAATCCCTCTATTTTATCTTTTAATTCCCCTGCTGTTACTTTACCAGATAAATTAGCCCATTTTTTATAAAAACCATCTATATTTTTATTATTTATTTCAATCTTATTCCCATATTCCAGTAATTTTGCTTCTAAATAAATCCTATCTTGTTCTGATAGACTTTCACTACTATTGCTTTTTACATATTGCTTATCCCAATCAGATTGCATCTCATTTATGTGTAGGACCTTTTTACCATCTACAGTAGTTCTCTGGTCACCCCTGATGTGAATAGCATTACCAGTGCCAAAGTGAGTTGATGGTATACCACTATTAGGTGGGTACATGTTATTAGCTACTTCATCTAACCCTGTTAATTTCTTTTTATATTCTCCACTAGCATCTACAAGAAGATTAAAAGGATATTCTCTACTACCTGAAAGAGCATAATACTCATAATCTATTTCTTTATTTCGTAAAGCTATATTTATTTCACTCATACGTTTAGTAATTATATCTAAAAATTGAATGGCATCTTTTGCTTTATTTTCTGATAATTTATTTACTCCTATTAAATGTTCTCTAAGTAATTTATCTACTTTCTTTTTATCTTGTATTAGTTCTATATATTCTTGTGATAATGCTTGGTGTGTTTCTTTTGTTTGTTTTTCTTGTAATCTTTTACTTACTCTCTGTGACTCAAGAAGGCCATCCAACCAAGATTCAATAGAAGGAATAGCCCTCTTATTTTGAATTTGATTAGCTTGAAACACATTAAACAAATTACGAATCTTTTCAGCTAATGCCTTAAAGAACCTATCAATAACTCCTTCAGGTTTAGACTGACGCTCACGAATATACTTAGCAATCTGCTGTGCTCTATATTCATGGAACAAAGCAGCCATTCTTTTATCTGCTAACTTAGTACTCTTAGTATCTATCTTACCCTTTGTAGTTAAATAGTCTGCCATATCCTCTTTGAAGTCTTCAAAAGTCTTACCATCCCTAATATAAAACTCAGAAAGAGCAGAGACGTCCTTAGCAGTCATCTTATTAATCCAATTGGCAAAGGAATCCCTGATAGCATCCTTAGTTGTTTCAGATGCATTATTATAATGGTCGTCTATAATAGCATGACCTATCTCATGAGTTAAGGTATTAACTAAGTGATTACTAGAGGCTACCTTAGTATCATTTAAAGCAATAATACGATTACCTAAACCATCCCCTATGATTATACCTGCATATTTACCATCAAGGTCTACTATCTCCTGAATAGATTCGTTCTGGTCTTTGAGAGACGATAAGTTAATATCAGATTCTGTGGTTACAAATACCTTGCCAGTTAACCCAAAATCCTTCCATAATTGTTCGACAAAGCCTCGTATTTCTTTTCCAATACTCTGACTAGCTCCTATGATTTTATCGCCGTCTAGGAAAGTATTATATTCTTTTGCTCCACTAGTAGAGCCCTTACCAAATAATCGCTCACCTGTATTTTCTGTATCTGCAATATTACTCTTCTTAATACTAATCACTGCTTCTTCTGCTTCTGCTAATCTAGTCTCTGCTTCATCTAAGGCCAACTGTGCTTGTCTTATCTTAGATTCATCATTACCATTTTCTGCCTTCTGTAATCTAACCTCAGCAGCACGTACTGCTCCTTTAGCAGAAATAACATCCAAATTAGCTTTTTGTTTATCTACTGATGGGATAACTTCTACTTCTTTAGCTCTTTTAGCTTTAGCTTTAGGAGAAGCAGACTCTCCCTTCTTAATAGCCTCACGTTCCTTCTTTTCCTTAGCAGCAGCATCCTGCCTCTCTTTTATAATTTCTGCAGCTAATTCTTGTTTCTTACCTGTTTCTTCTTCTTTCTTTATATTTTCTTCTACTGCTTTATTAATCTCAGCACCTAATTTTAAATCTCCCCCTTCTATTTGAGGGGTGATATCTGACTCAAAAAACACAGCAAATTTCTTGAGTTCAGGTATATTAGATTTAGCTATTTCCCTTTCTACTTGAAGAAGCCACTTACCTGCTTTCTCTTCTGTTAGGAATTTATCCAACTCTTTGTTTATATTATCTTCAAACTCCTGCATAGACCAATTAGGGTCTATCCAACGAATAGCTCTATTTTCCCTAGACACACTATCCGTCTTATCATATGTAGCAGCAGGATTTGCTGGTTTTATCATAACTAACCCAGTATACGTATCATCAAAGTAAATTTCACCGGGCTTCTTTGATTTACTAATAGCAGCACTTAGGTTATTTTTATGAGTTGTAATATCACCCTGTTGTATGGCTGAAGTGGTCATTTTTTTCCAATTATTTATAGTCTTTTCTTTCATTGCTTGGGATAATTTACCAAATGTTTGCTCCCAAAGCTCTATAAACTTTATTGGTGTATATTTATGGGCATCCATAAGTAATGTCTTGCCTGCGTCTATATCCTTTTTTGGCTTATTTTCTTGTTTAATTTTATCTTTCTTCTTGCCTTTATCTTTAGGGACTACCAGAGTTGTAGTACCTAAATCAGATACTGTAGTAACTTTAGGAGTAGAAGTCTCTTTCTCACTCTTACTCATCTTTTCTGCTAATTGTCTTTTAAGTTCCTGATGTCTTTCAGGATTCTCCTTATAAAGACCTTTAGTAGTCCATTCTTTATATAAAGTAGGCTGATTCTCTTTAGCCCAAGCAGATAGTACTTTGCCATCTATCTTATCTTCTTTTACTGGTTTACTAGGTTTTGCTACAGTAGGTGTTACAACAGGCTTTACTACTGGTGCGGTTTGCACTGGTGCTTCTACAACAGGAGCAGATACTTTACCCCCACGGAAGCCTTCCTCTAATTGTGCTCTAGTAGCCTTCTTTAATTCTGTAGATGTCTCTTTAGCCATCCATATCTTGTACAACTCAGGCTGATTTACACTAGCCCACGCTGATAAAATCTTGCCTTCAATTTTACCTTCTTTAGGAGTAGCCTTCTCTTTAGCTATAGGAGTTTCTACCTTAACTTCAGGTTTTGCTTTAGGTACTTCTTTATTAGCTTTAATTGCTTCCTTCTGAGCATCTACTTGTGCTTTTTGCTCTGCTCTAATAGCTTCTGTAATTGTCTTCTGAGCTTCTAATTTAGCTTTAGGCGTAGGAATAATATTCCTAGCACTGTCATACATAATACTAGGATGCTGCTTAACATATAAATCCATAGCCTCAGTTTGAGGTACAGCTTCTCTAGGCACAAATATACGCCTAGGGGTTAATATTGAATTGGGGTCAGATAACCCTGCATCTATTAACTCATGTGCATCTGCTTCCTGCTGTGCCTTAAATATAGAGTCTGCTTCCATCTCTTCTGGACTAAGAGACTCTTCTGCAGGCATAGCCTGTTTCTTCTTTTTAGACTTGCCTACTATAGGTTCTGTATTAATAGGAGAGTCTACAGGTACTTCTTCTGTAGTCTCTCCCTCAAGCACATCTACAGGATTCTTATTATCTTCTATTACTGGCTTAGGTGTAGTTAAGGAATTTCCTATAGAAGATATAACTTTACCTGCTCCGCCAAGACCTAGGCCTGCAGCACCACCTGCAAAGAAGGATTCCTTCATCTCCTCTTGCATCTCAGGAGTGAAGTTACCACCACCTAACATACCACCAGATAGTGCGCCTACTGTATTAAGTATTGGATTCTTGCTTAAAGATTCCCCTTCCTTAAATACAGGTTTACCTGCACCCCAAGCTTCCAAGGGAGACTGCACAGATTCAGTCATCGCTTCTGTGCCCATTACTGTAGCTAAGTCTCTACCTACTCCTAATACCTGCCTAGGAATGCTTTTCTTCACACCTTGCTCTAATACATCCGTAGCAGTTTGCTTGAAAAACTTACTCCCCATCTTACCTGCTAGATTACCTAGCCCAGTAGAACCTAATCCAACAACACTAGATAAAGATTCCGCAGCAGCGGCAGGGATAGCACCCTTCATAATCTGTGCTCTATTGCCATCTACTGTGTCTGCTTCTGATGCTATAATACCAGTCTCTGTTGCTAAGGCAGGAGCAAATGCACCCACGCCACCAGCTACGATAGAGCCTAATTTACCTAATTGTAGCGCAGGTGCTAATGCTCTACCACCAATAGCAGCAACTACTGGTCCTACAGCCAAAGGTATAGTTTTAAGGGCATTCTCTGCTATGTACTGTACACCACCCCCTACATTCTCTATATCAGAGAATCGCATGGATGGGTTTTGCTGTTCTAATTCAGCTTGCTTTTGCTTAGACCAATCAACAATACCTTTACCTAATTTCTCTTTACCTGTAAAGCGAGCCAAACCACCTGCTGCTTGTGTAGCTATAGCTCCGCCCTTCTTTAAACTATCAATTACAGAGAAGGTATTAGTATTTTGAGTACCGCCTAGTGCGGCATCCATAGCTGCTATTTGCTGAGGAGTTAGTGCCATATTACCTACCTTTTTTAGAAGCCATGTAGTCTGCTATCTGCTGTGGTGTATAATTCTGAGCAGCAAGTAATTGTTCTGGGGTGGCATTAGGTGGTGCATATACTTCTACTGCAGGTTTCCCTTTAACACCTTTACCTATAAACTTGCCGGGTTTCTTCTCTTCTACAGCAGGTGATATCTCATATCTCTTATTACCTTTAAGTGCTTGTCTGTTAGCATTATATAAATCATACATAGCAGCAGTTGCTTTAGCAGGGTCTTCTGCATACATCTCTCCTAACTTAGGAGCTATAGCAGCCATGAACCTACTTTCCCGCTCTTGCTCTTTAGCTTCTTCTTTAGTTAATGCTGCTGCTGTCTTTGCCTTAGATTCTTCTATTTGAGCTTTCCTTAATTCTATTTCTGGTTGCGTTAAAGGAGAGCCCATAAGTTCTCTTAATTTACCATCTGCTTGTAACATTTCACCTATCTGCTTCTTACGAAGTTCATCCCCTTGAGTATAAGCAGAATTGACTGTGGGTAATGCAGCAGTTGTAGCATTAGCATTTATGCTTGCTTTATTATCATAAGATTTAGCCAACCTATCTGCTAATCCTACCATTTGATTTGCAGCAGCAATAGCACCTAGTGGATTAGAACTACCCATAGGCATAGTAGCTAATCTAGCATCTAACATCTCTTTATGTATGTTAGTAGATTTATCCAAATTACTATTCACACCTGCTAAGGCATCCCCATAGAAGTTCTTAACTGCTTCTAGTTGCTGAGGTTCGAACTGCTGAGTAGGAGTCTTTACTATACTAGGTAATGCTATAGGTACAGCCGCAGCTTCTGCTTTAGGTGGCATTGGGTACGTAGCTGGTAAATTTAAAGGTGTTATAGGTGGTACTACCATCTTATTTGGCTCAGGAGTAGGGACTATACTATTAGAAGACATAGAAGTATTAGTAATTTTAGGGGTATACATTCCTGTTCTAGGGTCTGTAAAACTAATAGCTCCCGTAGATATAGGAGCACCTATTTTATCAGTTTCTTTATTAAAAGTTCTAGTTTGTGTTGCTACTTGAGTAGGCCCTACCTGACCAGAAGATTCAGCTTGATTTGTAACAGCAGGTACAACTACACTTCCTACCATAGTAACTGGATGGGCAGCTAATGCCCCTAATCCCCTTGCAGTAAATCCAGCAGCACCCCTAAGAGTCGGAGACATTATCTTACCTGCCTCAGTAGATTTAGCTACAATTTCAGGAACTCCTCTAGTAGCTACTTTAGTTTCTATACGCTTTGCTAACTCTAATGGACTTTTAGGCTCAAAAGAAAAAGCAGGTTTCTTTAATCTACTTGCCCTACTAGCCCTAGCATCTAAAGGCTCAGGCACTACTGGAGGCGTAGGTGGAGTAAGAGGGGGCATATTAGGAGGTAGATTAGGAATTTGAGTTCCACCTAAACTACCCACATTAGCTGGCATAGAAGGCAAAACAGGTCTACTAGTATAACTAGTGACCCTAGGTGCAGAATAACTTGCTTTAGGTGTGGCAGTAGAGTGCTCTGCTATATTGATAGCTTGCTGCCCCGGAACTATACGAGGAGGCACCCCTTCAGGCGTGAAGTTTGTGTTAGGGTAACTATTACGTATTTGAATTGGTGTTAATTTAGGTTGTTTTGCCATATATTACCTCTTAGCCTTTAGCTAGATTGATAGAGGAGTTACTTGTTGCTCCTGCGATATTAGCCGTATGATTAGCTATTTCTCTGAGGCATTGTAATCTCTGGCCTAATTTACTAGCAGCCATAGTAGCATCTGCTTGATATTTAGACATGTCTATATTATATTTACCTATAGCTTCTTTGATATCTATTTCACTTCTGGATTGCTTAAGCGTTTCATTAGTCTTATCTATGTCTGCAGAGGTCTTAACATAATTAAGTACTGCATCCATCTCTTTGATATATGCCTCAGCAGGAGCTAAGGCTACCTGAATCTCTGCTTTGTACTTCTCTAATATAGCATTAACTAATGTCTTATAAATCTCTACAGAGGCTGTACAGAATTTGTAAGTGAAGTCCATATGAGCTTGTTCTAAAGTAATCCCATTCTGAATAGCGAATTGATAATTCTGCCTTGCCCATTCAGTAAGAGTCTTAGATATGGTCCTAGATACTTGAGTCCTATCATATTGATATTTTACTTGAGCATCTAGCTTGAGTGCATTACCATAAGCATTCGTGTATGTAAAACCACGAGCACCCGTCTTCGCATCTGCAAGGTCATATAAGTCATTTAATATTACTAAGTTACGTTCAAAGTCTTCATTGAAGATAGCATTCTGATACGTAATATCAGGAATACCCATTGAAGTAATGTAGTCTGATAAGGAGGATTTAATTTGTTCTGCGAAGGAATCTGACCACATTTGGTGGTCTTCCATTTGAGTATTATTAGTAGGAAATACAGGAGCCTGTATAGACTCTATTCTGGAAATCCACTCATCCACATTAGATAAGATAGCATCTAGGCCAATAGGCCCTGCATTGATTGATATAAGTTTAGGTGCTCCGGGGTCAAACTCAAGAGTAGCTAGAGTCTGCATATCAGCAGGGTCTGCAGGACTATTATCAACATAACCCCCTGCACCTGCTGTCTTTAGTGTATAGAAAGCATCTTGAGCTATATCCCATATTTCTTTATAAGCAGCATCTTGGGCAGTAAAGCCTGTAGTATAATTAGACATTTATCTCTCCTGAGTAGCTAAAAAGTATGATAAGCCATATACTATAAAGAAATTAGCATCATACATAAAAGCCCAAAATAAGCTTATCCAAAAACCAGTACACATTCTACAATATATAAAAGGTTTAGCTGCGGGATGTAATTGTATTTTTACTTTATTGGTAAAGCCTACCCTAAAGGATTCTAGGATAGACGCAGAAGTAATTAAGTAGGTACAAACATAAGCCGCAAATACTGCTGATATTATCTCTAACATAATCACCTCTATATTAATATCGTATTTTTAATAAGAATCTTTAGTTATATGGGACAAATACTATAGCATACATCTATATTTTCTGGTGTCTTGTCTTCTAGCACGTTATTAGAAACTTCGTATAATTTAGTTCCACCTTCGTATGCTACCATTATATAGTGTTTTCCTGTTTCTGAATCTATAATCCTACTACCTCCAGAGGAAATAGAACTTAAAGGTTTAAGTATAGTTCTAGCTCCATTAAGGAGGGATTGCTTAATATAATCAGATGCTAAATCAGCACCACTAGGTGCAACCTTAGCCGCTTCAATAATATCATTTACAAAGTTATACTCAGCCCTTGTGTCAGCATCGGGGAACATCCACTTTGATAAGCCTATCTCCTGTCCATCGCCCGGACCTATATCTATATCACCATTACCGATATAAACCGGTTCCCAATCTTCTACTATTCCGTAAGGCATATAAGAACCTGCTATATTCACAGGGTCTGTATATGGTACGGCAGGTGTTGGGTTAATCTTAATATGGCTTTCCCCTTTAATAATTATATCACTGGCGTTATTCTCTATGCTGAACGTAGGCGTATAGTTTCTAAACCCAACATCATCCGTAAAATCTACCTTGTAGCCACCATCTAGGTTGACATTACCCCACCCTACCGGACTACTTGACGTACCATTGGCAACTTCTACCGCTACATTATCGCTATGTGTTGCAACTACGTCATCTATGACATTGACATGTAACAGCTTCGTGTTGGTGAATGTAAGACTCTCCTGCAGTGTGCCTTGCCATTTGTTGTTAAAGGTACTTTCGTTACCCATTATTGCACCCAAGCACATTCCCGGTTCTTCTGTCCCACTAAAACCAAAATCTATCTTCCCTGTCACTGGAGGGTCTTGTGATGCATAGTCATACCCAACGGCCAAAGATGATACTACTGCCTCATCAAAATTAATCAGCGTACCTCCGCCCGATACTTCACCGTCAGCTTGCATATCCCTCTCTGATACTGTTGCGTTCTTGAGTAGATGGCTTCTGGTCGCATTGAGTCGTGTCACCTTGTTGAATGAGCCAAGAGAGCATATCACTTCATTACCACGGTGCAGAGTGAACGATATTGTGTAGTTGTGGTCAGTATTCACAGTCTGTTCCTCAAATCCTTTCCGAAGAATAAACTGAAAACAGCCACACTCTTTAGCTTTCGTGAACTCTGTAGTAGGAGTCTGTATCATCTTACCTGTCCGCCGCCGCAGGAACCACATCCACTGGTTACTGAGGTTGATTGAGGCTTACTTGCAATACTTGGTGGAATATTGTATTTCTCGTCCCTGAATTTTTCATGGTCCTTGTAAAGATTTATCCTCCACGCTTCTACATCCTCTATTTGTAGCTTCCTTGCTATCTCATATAACCCGAACAGAGAAAAGACATCATAGCGAGAGAGTACTTCAACGCCTGAAGCGGTCGATATTTTCACGAACTCGTCATAGTCAGAATAATCTGTCATTGAATTAAAAATATCCAGATACGTCATTAACATCTCCATTCGATGTTTTTGGTTCGTTCCTTAAACGCTCCTGTAAACCAACGCCAGTCTGTCGGAGTTCTGTAGTTACAGTACCATCCATCAGCCCAGCCGACAGTTCCAGTCCAAGACATGGGCCAAAGAATAGATGCCTGTGCTACAGCATTGCAATTGTTTGCGGCACAATCTGGGTATGTTATACCTTGCCACCTTTGACCTAGATACCGTTTTCCTGAACCAGTACCTGTCACCCACGGTCCATCTGGCAAACTACTATATGTTACGCCACCAAACACCCACGCATTAGCGGTTTGACTACCTTCTGATGTGTATCCGCTATTACAATCAATTGTTATTGTTTCACCAGCAAGCTCTACCCATGCACCATTAAAGTAAGCCCTCTGCGTTGTCTCATTGTTGCAAATGTCTGTGACCTTCACATTCACATAAGCGGCGGATACTCCAGAAGTTCCACACGAAATACCAGTTATTTTTATCTGTGTATCTGACAGCTGTGTATACGTCATGTTTGGTGTATTAAACGTATAAGGAGCGTAACCACCTGAAGCTGTTATTATAGAATTAACAACTACTGGGTTAGGTATGCTTACAGATACTGTTGCTGGTAATCGTTGCCCAGAATATCCAGTTTGCCCACATCCGCAATCAATAGCAACTTGCCCCCATTCACAAGGTACACTTGTAATTTCATAGACTCCCTTAGAAATCTCTGTCATACCTAACATAGGTACTTCACCAGCAGATTCCCAAGACATATTATCACCGCAGAACGTACAAGTAATAATATCACCTACCTCAATATTGTCTGGAAAATTGCATTGTGGTCCACTACGTTCTCCCTCTGAAACCAATATAGAAGTTGGTTTACTGTAAGTATCTGTCTGATATTTATGAGAAAGTGATACATTAATATCAATCGTTAAGTCAACTATTTCATCGTTTCTATTATAAGCTTTTCCCACCTTCAATATTGTACCACTTCCAGATATACCTAACTCTCTACCTGTAGTAGTGTGACCTATATAAGCTTCTCTAGCATCCCAAGCAGCCTTACATGGAGCATCAAGCTCTGCGTATCTTGCTGGCAGCGTGCCCATCTCATAAAAACCATTACAATCACTAGGTATAACCGGTAGAGGTTCAGCTTCTTTATCAAGGCTTGTGTTGGTGGTTACTATGATGTTGAGTGTATTTTCTGTAGGATTACTGCTAGAAAAAGAGCCAATAGACCATGAGTAATCTAATCCATCATAATAAGATACCCCATGAGAACCATCTGATTTAAAACTCCAAATATTATTAAACCTACCTACTTTAAGTGTAGTACCTATCTCTCCATCTATATACTCGACTAAAATAAAATTAGTACCATCAAATGCCCTACATATTACTATAAGCCTCTCTTCATTATAGCAGGCACCTAATACAAATACGCCCTCAGGTGCAGTCCATATTACATCACCATTTTCATATACCTCACTCCCAAATGCAGTGTAATAAAAAGAAAGACCATCATTATTTTGAAGGTCTTGACTTAAACTATCACCAAAGTCGCCCTCATCTTTTGGGGCTTCTATATTGAAGCCCGGAGAGCCTCTCCAAGATAGTACAGTACCCTTACCATGCCAATATACATTACCTGTATTAAATAAATCACCTTCTGGTAGAGTCTCATAAGTTAAATCTTCACTTACTAAACCCCTTCGAGTATTATCTAATGGATATGGATTGTCTTTGTGAAATTCTGTTGGGTGTGTTGCAAAGATATAATCCTCTGCGTAGATGTATACTTTATTTTGATTAGGGGTACATATACATTTAAATAGGATACCATTAAGTACCCTACTCTCATAGTGATGCTCCTTATTTAGATTTTTTCTATTCTGCATAGCTTTAGCTAAAATATTACGAGCTTCAGCTAAATACTTCTCAGCATTAGTAGATAATGGGTATATTTGCATATTAGTAAATCCTTTGTAATGTTCTTAAAAACACCTCAAAAGAGTTAATACTAAAATCAGACCCATCTACATTTTTAATCTTAAATTGCCAAGCAGAACCCTTCATCCCCTTAGGTATTTTTACCCTACGGCGATGTGCTCCAGAACGGTCATCATATCTTATGTAATAATCGCTCCTAGATTCCTGCTCATCAACTATAAATTGTATTTCCATATCACCATCTGTCCTATAGAATAAAATAGCATCTGAGCAAGATTTGAGCGTTTGTTCACCAAAACCTGACACTGGCAATGCTATCTCTGACTCTATAGCAGAATCAGATGCTCCTAAGTAATCATCTCGTTCATATCCAAACTCACAAATGTTACCATTAGCATCTAAGCCATAATTTTTATTCCCTACCTTAAAATATGAATCAAAGTTATAATTTGTGTACCTAGAGTGGGCTGAAGTTATTGTATTAAATGCCCAAGTTTGCTTAGTAGCTGTATAAACCAAAGACCCTAGTGCACTTATAGTAGGTCTTTTTATATTTAAATGTAATGTGTAATCATTTAATACACCCATATGAGCAGATACTATGGGCTTATTTAAGCTATATTCTAAATTAAATGCATTAGGTATATTTGCTACAATAGATAAAATAGGTTTTTTACTATTTATATTAGCATTATATGTGTTATTTTGAGTATACGCTGCACTTATATCTACTCTTGTTGGTATATTTATGCTATAGCCAACACTTAAATTAGCAGTTAAACTAATAGGGGTTGTGATACTTAATGCGATATTAAAGCTATTTAGAGTTAAATTTATATTAGGTTTAGATACTAATGTAGATGTAGTGCCTAATTGTATAGTAGTTACAGGTTGTATCGCAGTAACATAGCTATTTAAATTAAGTACTATAGTAGGTTTTGCAGTAGTGTTTGTAATGTATGCCATAATAATCCTATATATTACTTGAAATACCTAGTTGGAGGCGTTAACCCCCAACTAGGATAGCATACATTAATTTAAAGGGTAGGTACTGTTAGTGAGAATGATGTAAGGGTCTGGTCTACTCCAGAAGTGATAGAGGTAGAGGAGACGAGCATATCAGCACCAGAAGTTCCTACAGTACCATCTATACGCATAACAAGATAAGCAGCATCACCAGTAGTAGCAAGGTTAATAAGTCCCGTATCAAACTGAGGTGTGCAGAGGATGCGGAACCAACCTGCTGTACCAGTAGCAGACGCAGTACCTTGCCACGTACCTGAAGCAGTAATTAGACCGGCTACAGCAGGACAAGACATTACAAGCCCATTAGCCATAGCTACGCCAACTACAGAGCCAGTAAGGGTAGCATCAGCAAAGTAAGTAGCGTTAGTACCTGCTGAAGCACTTGCTGTACCATTATTAAACTTAAGGGTTGTAGTAGAACCAGTACCACTAACAGGTACTAGGGTAGCCCCATTATAGAAGGTGCCTGAGTTTTTAGGAGCAAGGATATAAAATATACCTGCACCGGATGCATAAGCAGTACCAGAGCCAATAGTACCACCAAGTGTGGCATAGTAGTCTGGGTTAGTTGCGTTTGCATTAATAGCTGCGACTATCAGTGACGCATTAGTGCTAGCATTTGTACCAGTAGTAACAGTGGTATTAAGCAACTCTACCCCACCTACTTTAATGCTAGATACATTGCCTGCATCTGCAGACACCTCTACTTTACATGCAGCCCGTACTTCAGAGGTTAGTGCCCCCTTACTTAACGTAAATCTGCACAATTCTGTACCTGCAGTAGCAGCCAACTCCGCAGTTGTAGGCTGAGTACCAGAGTACACTACACAAGTACCACCTCGAATAATTTCTCCCCAACCCAATCCATGTGCAACACTATTTGCTACTGCTTGTGATAATCTAATAGACATAAGTTTCTCCTTATCTTTCGTTAACTTCTACTGGAATACCTGAGTTATATAGGTTATATTCATATTGACTATCTACATCAAAGGTCACTACATAAACACTAGTGCCTCTCTCGTATTTAATAGTTGCTGTTCCCGTGGTACCTGTATCAAAAGATACCTCATTGAAGGAATGGTTTAAGTACTTGCCTCCATTACCGCCAGAACATATACCTTGGGAGGTTAAGAAGATTACAACATTATTTACGTTCTGGCTGTCTGGTAAATACTCTGCATTTGTTTTACAAGCAGTGCCATAAACTACACCTGCTTTCGCTGCTATGATTTGTTCAAATCCAGACTCTCTTACATCATCCCCACGTAGGAAATATACATACTTCTCCGTACCTACCCAAAGACCATCTTCAACACGCTTACACATAGTAATATTATGTTGAAATGTAGCTACTTCTGTAAACCTGATATCCACTCGCTCAACATCAAATGTATCTGTACAATATAACGTATTATATTTACTAAAATATAATCTACCATTATAAAATTCTAGGCACCTACCTCCAGTAGTAGTTCGTTTAAACTCAGGAGAATATGTACTTATCTGAGTGTAATTACCACCTATAATACCAAAATCTACTCCATTAGAGAAAGCAACTACATCATTTACTTGACAGAATTCCATTCTATTTGTAGATGTTAGCCCTGTATATACTATATACGGGGCAGATGTACCATCATACTCATAAACATTAGTTCCTGATACCATATATGCTAGGGTTTTATTATCATTACTCCAACCTGAGTGATAATCACCAGAATACACGGTAGCATACCCTGTTCTTCTAGCTACTGACTTAGTATTATCAAATACTACATTTATACCATCTACTACATCCCCTTCATCTATATTTAAATTTAGGGGGTCTATAATATTATTAATGCCATTAAATACATACTGGCATCCGGTTAATTTACCTTGCCAATCTCTCTGGACACCTGATTTATTAGATTGCTTATCCATTATCGAAACGCATCCATACTATGATTGGGTTTAAGCCTCTGGTCTAGTACAGTTTCCTGTTGTTTAATCTCATCTACATCAGCCTTATATCTCATCTCAAAATCAAGAGCTTTAACAGCATCAAAAGTCTGAGAGTCTTGTTTAGAATACATTTGAGCTAAAATACCATTAAGCATGAAGTCATGGTAATGAACTCTTATCTCAGGAACATCAGAATCTGCCACTAAATCTACTAGAGGCATCCTACGTACTATCAATCTAAGTACGTCAGAGTCTTGTGCTCTAAAGTTAATTGCTAGTTTATTATTTGAGTAGTCTGTACAATGCTCTGTAGGCATACCTAAAGTCTGCTCCCAATATGGGTTAATCTGCCATTTATTGACAGATACTTTAGGTAGTCTCCATTGCTTTGTAGTCCACTTAACTTCATCTATGTCTATTACAAAGGGAGATAAGTCAAATACATAGGGAGCAACTAGTTTCTGATACAACCAAGAGTTAGTATCATTATAGTATGCTAAATCCTGTGCTGCCCATACATCAGTTGCTGCAGCAGCAGTTAGTGCTGCTAAGTCTGCGTAAGGGGCTACAGTGATACGAGTAAGCGTACTAGGGACAGAGTCCCTAATACACTTAGTCTCCCTAGCTATAAAGCGGTAAACACGGTTTATGTAGCGATTCATTTCTGCAGTAGTCCATAGTCGGTCTATGTCAGAAGTGCCTACTTCCCGTGCTATATCCCAAGCTTCATTCCTAAGCTGCTGTAGATTCATCTATTACCTCATCAGAACCCATAGCCTCTTGAAGCATTTTAGCGGATACTTTAAAACCCACTATAGCTTCAATATCTGCGAGTTTAGGTTGACTTTTCCCTTTATACATTACGAACAAATTAGGGGGCAAGATGGCGATTGCATTTCGAATAGACTGCATCTTATGTTCATCACCCATAGCCAAGTTATTATCTTTAGTATATACTGCGGTTATTGCTTCCTGTTCTGCTTTCTTATCAACCAAGCCATAACTAGCAAGTAGTTCTTCTTCAGTCTCAAAAAGCTGATATTCTGATGGATTTCTATCATAAGCATCTACATCATAAGGGCCATTCAATTGTGTTCCAAGTCTACGCATAAATAAGGGCATTAGTCATGTCTCCTTTAGAGTTTTAAAAATCAGGGAGGGGCTTACACCCCGCTACGCAGAGATGCCCTCCCTTAATACAACTTAGTTGGTATAGGTAGTGAACGGAGCAGAAGCGGAACCAAGAGCAGCACACACCATAGATACGGTGATTGTTCCGGCAACGCAAGTACCTGCGCCAAAGGTTACAGAGAGTACGGAATCAGATGCACCAGTAGTTGCTACGTCCTGACTAGCTACAGCAAGTTCACAAGGAACCAAGGTAGTAGTAAGGGCAGCAGTAGTGGCAAAAGCACCAGACCCACCTGCAGCATTAGAGGCATGATTAAATGCCAGAGTGGTGCTATTCGTCTGAGCAACAGACGACTTAGCAGCAATACTAAGAATCTGAGTTTCTGCCGGAATAGTGACAAGGGCAACAGAATCAGTGTCGCCAAACCCAGTAGCAGACCCTAGTACAGGGAAAGTAAAAGTACGTACATAGACAGAACCGGGTTCGTAAACATCCCCAGTAACGCTACCACGCTTTTCGGTGCATACAACAGTAGCTTCAACGGCCATAGTGTTTCTCCTTTATAAGGTGTTAGGGTGGGTAAGAACCCACCCCTTTAGTTGAATTACGCCTGTACCTGCTGATAATCCACGCCAATCATGTTAGCTTTGATACAGGAGAGGCCATAAACCTGCAGGCCCTGCATCATTTTACCAAATGCAAACGGGTTCTCAATGATACGAGATTCCGTAATCTGGGTAGCAAACGTAGTGGCGTATTTATGGCCAAAGAGGATACCTGCCTGATTAGCAGCTTTACGGTCAAGGTTATTGGAAGAGAAAATTTTAAAGCGGTCAATCATACCCACTTTACCATTACGGAGCGGGGATACCGAATCACCAGTAAGGTAAGCAAGTTTGAGGTCAGACTGCTTGAGAATCTGGATAGCTGCCGGAGGAAGAACAACGAAACGGTCTTCATCAGGAACAGCGTTCTCATCAAGGATACGTGCATAAAGCAGAATCCTATCCAAGAGGTTAGTAGCGTAAGTAGCAGTAGTTGCACTATAGATGTCCGTGCCCGGAGTAGCATAAGTACCAAAGGATGCAGTAGAACCAAGCAGAGAGGTATAAGAACCACCCATAACAAGGGACGCACCGTTAATAGTACCACGAGCTACCTGACGCAGAAGGTTACGGTCAATAACCTGCTTCATCTGATTAGTGGCATCTTCTGCCCAAGCAGACATCAGCTTAATGTCGCTCTGGAACTCATCAACACGGTCAAGAGCAAAGGAGAAGCCTTCCCCTTGGTCAATCTTGAGAGTAACGAAAGCAGATTCAGGATTCTGTACAGGAAGTACCATACCTTTCCTGTAAGAGAAGGTTTCAATCGTAGGACGAGTACGGATGTTAACCGTATCACCACTAGATTTAATATCGCCCTCATACATCGTATTAGAAATTTCACTCCATACAGTAGCAGGGTAAAACTTCTTTACTAGAAGGGCAGAGTAAATAGCAGGGATATAGGCATTAGTACTAGTAGAGCTATAATCAGGGGCTCCGGGGGCTACAGGATAAACGGCCATAAGTTATTCCTCCATTAAAGAATTATGCTCGGAATCTTCCATCTTTAGTAGAGGCTAAGATATCTGCCCATATAGCTTGACTTTCTTCTTCCGAATACATACCTAACCTATCATTAGTTTCAAACTCTTTCATAAGTTCAGTATTCCACATCTTCTTTTCAGAAGAATTAGGTGCACTCGGTGTTTTTGTCCTAGATGGTGCTATCATAGCCTCTTGCTCTTTTGCAAGACCGGGCTTGGTTGTTTTAGAATCGTTGTATATCTTAAAGATATTTGCCATACCATCAGCATCCCACTTAGCGTTAAATGCTGTAAGGTATTCACCATATGTGCTCAACCCCATAGGGTCTTTTTGTTCAAGGAACTTTACGAAACCCTTGTCTTTACCACTCCAAAGTGTTTCCCAATTTTCCACTTTCTCAGTCAAGTACGACTTAAAACTTTCAGTGGCTGCCTGCTGCTGTGCATCCTCTACGAGGGTGACTTTTTCTTCAACAGGTGCCATCTGCTCTTGAACGACGGAATTTATGACTTTACGCATCTGTGCTAGAAAATCACTGCCATAAGTGCGTTCAAAATCAGATTCATTTTCTTCAGGTGCTTCCTCTTTAGGCTTAGTAGGGGATGTTATTTTTTCAGTGAGTTCTTTGACCTGAGATGCTAATCTAGGTACTTCGGCATCATATTTACCCTTAAGCGTAAGGTAGCGGTCACGCCATTTCTTAAGCTCCTTAGGGTCTATTTCAGGTTCATCGTCCTCTTCCTCTTCTTCAACATCCTCATCGACATCAGAGGTTTCTTCAGATTCTTCATCTTCAGTAGGTGTCTCTGTGTCTTCTGCTTCGCCTTCGGGATACATCTTCTTAAAGAGTTCCTCTGCAAGTTCTGCTGCTTCCCCAATCTGGGGTGGCATGTCATACTCTTCTTCGAATTTCTTTCCACTCATTTGTTGCTCCTTCTGGGGCCGACTTAACGGTACTCCCTATTTGAGATACATATACCGCCCATTAAAGGGTAAGGTTATGTTACATTCTCATAGACTCCAAAGTGAGGGGTCTTCTTTCGTTGCTTCCTTACATTTAGTATCGGCACTTAAGATGAAATCTTTAATCTCATCTATTGCCTGTGCTCTCCCAACATATATTTCACGCAGGGTTGGGTCACAATATTTTATATTTATGTAGTTACCTTTAGACAACTCATCTAAATAATTTAATAAGTCTGAACCATCGTCAGAGTATCTTATTCTAGCTATAGCTTTTAAGGATACAATATCCACTAAGCACCTCGTTGGAGTTCTGGTGAGCCCATTTGCTCACCTAGTAAGTTTCTACTCATAGGCTTAGTAGGAGAACCCCCATTAGATACTTGGCCATTAACATCCCCACCATTATTCTGCCCAGTCAGCGTTGCCATTGCCTGTTGGTCAAGTAGGTCTGCAATCTGCTCGAAGTGGTCTTCGTCTGGAAGATTCAGGTCGTTAGCCTTAGCTACTTCTTTGAGCATGTACCCAATATTCTTACTTCCCAGTATCTGAGAGAATATGGGATTAGCTGTAGCATTCAGGAATTCTACTTTACGACTAGCAGCTTGCTCTCTTGCAAGAAGTCCAGCTACTCCTTTAGCAATAACACGTGCATCGCCTTTTACGGATGGGTCATTACTAAAGCGCATATTGTAATCATAGCACATAGAGATGTATGGAGTTATAACGTCATCATCTATATTAGCTACTACTGCTTTGATGGAGCGTGAAGCTGCGGCTAGGAGTTGGGTAAACACCGTAGCTGTTCCCGCAGTCACGCCCGATTGTGAAGCACCCTGTGCGTAAGCAGGCACAGAATGTTCGTCCATTAATTTAGCGAAGAAAGTGTAGGCATTAATAAGACTCTCTGCCTGCATCTGAGGCTGATAGAAGTTGACAGCCGGACCTTCCTTCATTTGTGCTGATGTAGACTCCCAACGCTTCCAAGGATAGAGTGGTGATTTGTCATCACACCTGTCCTTATTGACTTCAACTTGAGGCCCCGAAGCGATACCAACATTATTAACAAGAGCACGAACAATAGCATTACAGATTTCTTCAATTGCCTGAATGAATTCAACAAGACCCTCTCCCCAAATCCATGCAGGATTTTTAGCCCAAGATGTTACGTGATAAGGCTTACGCCCTAGGTTATCTGGATTAAATACAGCCTTGATTACATAATCACCTATCTTCCAGCAATTGACTTGGTATTGCATCTCTGGGTCTATTTCACCTTCCATACCCCACTCAATAAGGTAAGAGCCGGGAACAGTGCCCCACAACTCCATAGCCTGTACTTTCTTAGTAGGTACGGTAATATTAGTTACATTCTGGTTCTGCTTTACACCTTGCTCTACTCTCTTGATTTGGGTTTCGTCATCCAACTTAACCCACTCTTCTTTAATTTCACCCTTCTCTAATCCATCCAGTACGGCTCTAATACGTTCTTCTGAGTATCCGGGAACGCCAATCAAGTCTGTAATAGCTTGTTTAGTGAGAAGGTGCATTTCTATAATATCCCCATCATTAGGGTCTGTAACCCCTGCTGTAGGGAAGAAGTTAAAAGGAGATACGCAATATACGTCAGGAACTAGCATATCCTCTGTGGATAATACAAATTTCCCTTCTATATCACGCTTCCATACTTGTTTTTTCTTTTTAGAAAGGATTGGGCCTTTTATGATGCCTGCTTTGGTGCGGGTAAAGTAAAATAAGAACTCTTTAAATGCCTTATTCCACCCACCTTCTTCATTCTGGTCACGTATAAGGAGGGCTGCTCTACGACAACGCTCTTTAGCATCAGATATTAGCTCTGTGCGTGCCTCATCCATCAACTTTTCCTGCATTTCCATCAATTGATTCTCTATTTGCGAATCAGGAACGACAACACCAGTCTGTTGTGCTATCATATCTGCTTGTGCTGCCATTTCTTCGGCTTTAAGTGCTACTTTTTCTACAATACTGGAATAAGTCTCTTCTGGTAGGTCTGGTATTGCGGTTGGTTCCAAGTCCCAAGGGAGAACTGTGTCACCTCTGTAGATATCTTTTATCCAAGACTCTGCAGCACGGGCTTTATTCTCAGAATTTCTAATAAAGTGCTCAGAACCTTTGAAAGCACGGATAGCCATAAGTTTTGCATCTGAGTATCTACCCTTACACTGCTGTAGACCAGACACCATTTCTGTACGGACGTCCCTATTTGCTTCCTTAGCCTTAAGCCAAACGTCATTAAAGTGCTTAGAAAGCTTATCTACTAAGGCTTCTTTGCGTTTAGCATACTCTTCTTCTATAATAGCCGCTGACATAGCCTGCGCTTCGTGCATTTTAGCTTCAAGGGCTAATGTTTCTGCTAGATTTTTACTATCAACAGCCATATATAGCTCCTACTAAGATAAATTAGTGAGTTTGTAAATAGCCTTTTGGTATTTAGCCAATAGGCCGTCTATGAGATTTTCAATAGTAGATGAACTTTCTGCTATTCCTACCCTATTTGCCTTAATCCAAGAGGCTTCCTGACGTATGTGAGTTAGGATATCGGTAGGTATTTCTGCCTTCTCTGTGCAAAATCCAGAGAGTATGCCCCGCTCACCCTGAATTACTTCTACCAAATCATCTACATCTTCTACAATCTGCTCATACAAATCACCTAGAGCCATGTGTGCTGCAAATGATTTAGTGTTCCAGTGTGCGAAGTGCAGTAGATTACGGGTAGTGAATACTTTACTGACTAATTCCTGTATCGTGCCTGCTTCTTCCAAGGCCTGCTTCATAGTTAGTCTAGGATTAGCCATTATTTACTCCTTATCTCTGAGAGAAGGCTTAAGTATTTCTTTTGCTTTATTGCGGATAGTTTTCAAGTCTGGGATATTAGATGGGGTAGTAGGACTAGTAATAGCTTTGTAGTCTTCTTTAACAGAATCTACACCCTTCTTTATTGTATCTTTGATTGCATTGCCACCTTTTAAGATAGGCTGCAGTGCAGGAAGTGCTTTGAAAGTTTCTATTGGAGATGCCATAGTTCCTCCTAATTCCAAGCTGCGAAGTTAATTACATTCTGTTTTTTAGGTACTGATTCTATTTGACAAGATGCTATTCTTAAACCAGACATACACAAGTATCTTAAGCAGTCACAAAGGTGGTCATTCTTTTTAACAACAACACCTTTATCATTTCTGTGATATAAACTCAATTCTTTTAATAGATTCGTACATGATTTAAAAATCTTAAGTCTGCCTGTTTGTAGACGTACCCAAACCTCATATATACCAGCTTCTACAGCATTCTCTGCGTGCTGAATCTTTAAGCCACACCCGCCTCTTTCTTCAGGCAAGGAATATATCTCAAATAGCTTCTGCCCGTCTATTTGTGACCTACCTCTAGCAGCAGGGTCTATTACGCCCTTAATCCACTCACCTCTTGCTTTAACTGATTTAGCATGAAGTAAGGGCTCTTGTTCTCCTGCGTAGTGCTCTGAGTAGATATAGAGAACATCTTGGTCGCGGTCTAGTGCTCCCCAGAGAACTGCAGTCTTATTCCAGCCTACGTCCATGCCATAAGCCTTTGCGTAGTACTTAGGTATTGGGAAGTCTTTAACAACTACTGAATCTAATTCAAATGGATAAATTCTGCCTGAACCAAGTACGGGGTTTCCATTCTCTCGTGCGTCTCTCTCGTTAGGTGGAATAGAAGCACGTAATTCTTCTTTAGCTTGCTCAGTAAGGTGCGGGGCATCAGCCCATGTTGCTGTAACGGTGTACTTGCTTGTGCTCTTCATCGCTGAGTTGTCTGTCTCCATAAAGGAAAGGACTACATCGCTCAAACCTCTCAGCGGAGTAAATGTAAGCATCACCAGACCATTTGTTGTCATTGTCCTGATTAGTGCTTCGCTGTATATTTCCAGTGGTGGTTCTTCGTCCAGCCAAATCAAATCTATTTCTGTTCCTTGCCATGTCTCTCTCCCCTGTTCATATGTCTTAAGTACCACAGAAGACACACCACCTGAGATATGATTTACTAGGATTGTCTCAATAGCGTCTGGTACGTTTCTTCTAGGTCTAGTATCTTTTATCAGAGATTTATTAATCATCCCTGAACCAAAGTCTCCTATGCTACCCAGCAGTTTCTTTTGAATAATATCTCGGACAGTAGTTGAAGTATCTCCACCTATCCAAGCTTGTATTGGTCTAGTAAATCTTTTACCTGTCCACCAGTGGGGGTAAATACCTGTAGCGTGACAAGTCAACTCATATGCACCAAGTTCTGATTTTCCGACTCGGTTTCCTGCAATCAGAAGCCTTTCTCTATAAGTAGCCCCCGCTGCAATGAAGTCCATATGCTTCTTATATTTATCACGGCTATACTCCCCTGTATCTGGGAACATAGATTCAAACTTATTGTACTTAGCGTGATTGGCTATAATCTCCAAAGCTTTAATAAGAGTCTCTTGTTCCTGAAAGGACTTCTTATCCGTGTATGTAGTTATCAGACTCTTAGTGAGGGATTCAAGGAGGTTACTCATTATCTTTCTCCACCTGTGCTTCTATTACATCTGCAGTCTGGGGAGGAAGTAGTTGTCTTAGCAACTCTGGACTAGACTTAAGCATCTCTAACAAAGCAGGAGCCAGTAGCTCTATTTTAGCTCTAGCTTCTTCTACTGTCATCTCTTTAGTAGTTGTCTCTACTTCAGTCTTATTACTCCAGTTATGCAGATTCTGCATATAAGCTAACTTACCTGCAGACTGTCCTTTAGACACGTATACATCACTCTCTAGCCACTCGCTTATAATCAATCTAGCTTGCTCAAAAATAGCTTCGTATTCTGGATATTTCATGTAGGAATAACAACTCTGGGGATTCATCTTAAGATACAACATCATACCCTTAATCGACGGAACCTTATCCTTCTTCTCACAATCACAGAAATAATCATTAATTCTATTCCGCATTTTAGTTGGGGTATACTTCTTAGGTCTACCCCCTATGTTACCCATGCGTGTAATTGGTTTAGTTACAACTGTGTTAGCTTTCTTTAGTACCTTAGGGTCTGCTTCGTTCTCTCGCTCATCCTTAGTGTACTTAGCTCTAGGTGGATTCTTCTCTTGTAGTTTAGTTTGGTAATGTTCTTGGTCTGTCTTTACTACACGATTCTCTTGCATACTAAGTATCCTTTCAGGGCTTAGGTATTTTTACTGCCTTTTGCTTATTTTAGGCATAGGTTCATTAGAGGGGGTATACTCTATCATATTATTATAAGTAATATGTAGTCATATAACCTCTATTGTGTTTCAATCTGTTTCGTATAGGCTGTATTTATTCAGCAGTAGTTTTAAGCACTACCCAAGCTTAACCCATGTGGGTCATGACGTCGTTAGCTGAATTATCTTATAGTAGACACAAACATCAAATTAACTGTAGACCTAGATAGTCTTTACGTTTACCCTCGCAGAGCTTATGCCCCTTGCTGTTTCAGATGGTATCTAGTTATGTTTTGATGTTCAGCTAACACGCCTCTATAACATATTAGCTTGTCTACCAAGTAGCCCCCCTCTTTTAGCTCGTTTCCTATACGATTGTTTATTACCTCTATGTCTTAAATATCGTACTTAATCTTAAAATCTTAAATCTTTATTTAAATAAATATCTTTTCTGTAGCTTTTTGATTAATATAATAGTCTATATATTTTATAGATTATTCTATACCCTCTCCGACTGTAAATCCTTATCTAGTGCACGTTGATGGTATATTCCATACATACACACCCCTCATGTCGTGGTGGGTACCCGTAGACCCGCATGAATAGTGCATGTGTGCCAAAGAATCTTCATTACCCCTACCCCTTGATTTCGACAGATTTCGAGAATGTGGCATAGTTTGACCATCAGACGGCGACACCCCGTCCCGTCACATCACACAGCGCAAATGCGCAGGAGGCTATCACCATGACAAAGGAACAAATCGACAAGCTCGTAGCAGACG